TCTGGTGACTTTTGACGAGAAATTTTAAACATAAGACTGAAATTTTCTTCCTTTAAAAACTCGTTTTCTTTCCGTAACCGTTCAATCTCGTCAGCAGCTTCCTGCATATTAGCCTCGGCCTTTTCAATGTCCTTGTCAGTGTATCCACCGATTTCCTGACGCAACCGTTCAACAATGTCCATCACTCACCTCCTAATGTTTTATGAATTTTGTCATGCATATTATCCAACCACATTTGTGATGCAGCCTCCACCAATTCACCTCCTGTTGCTTTGGCGATGGCGATGCCGATTCTTGCCCTCGCGCCCTTATCCGCAAGCACAGGTGTAACTTGCTTTTGTTCCACTATGTATCCGTCTGGTCCAGGCTGCGCCATACGTTCTGTCCAAACCTTTTTTGGTTTGTAATTGGTTTCATCGGCATAGAACCGCAGTGTTTCCCGCAGCCTGTGGTTTTCTGCTTTTAATGCATAAACCGTTTCGGCCCAATTTTTATCAATGCCCACATTTGTTTCGTTTACATTATCGGCAAAAATTTTTAACGCTTCCCGCAACCGTTCAATCTCGTCAGCAGCTTCGTTTGCAATGCGGCTGGTTTGTGCATTCTCAAACCATAAACAATGTCTCTCATGGCATGGCTTCCCATAGTTTGATTCCTATTCCCGCTAAAAAGAATGGAACACTAATCCAAAAAATTGCCCCGAAGAGTTTTTCCCCTCTCGTCATGATTCTGTCAGTTCCAGAAAACAAAACGCAACCGCAAAAACCGAAGCACATTCCCAAAAAACCAAAAGCGGTCATCAATTGTCCCCAAATTTTTCCATGATCAAACCTTCGCGGATTTGTGTTGGCCCCTCGCAGACCCGACAGAAACCTGTTTCAAGGTTTGGTGGTGCCGCAACCCATTGCTGGGTAGTCTGATCCCATTCGGTTGTAGTGGGTGCAGTGATATGGGTGCTCCCGCACCGTTGGCAGTAATAGAAACGAATTTTCATAGTTTGTTATCCTTTTTCATAAGATGGTCGATCTTCTGGCCTATCATTTTAAACGAAAGGTTTAATATGTCAAGAGGCAACATCTTGCGGTTTGGTTTCGGTTAGGGTATTGTTTTATCAATAAAAAAGGGCGGGTTGACCCGCCCTCGCTCTTTGTCATCGTTAAGTTTGTCTGGGGTTTGGAACGGCATTTCCGCCTGTCCTTTTCCTTCTTTTTATCCGGTTTAATCCGGTGCCTAAACAGTGGCGATGCCAGTGCTTGGGCTTCTATATGCCTTGGTTTCATGTTTGGTCCTATGGTTTGGTTATCCCGTTCGGTAAAGAAAAGGCCCCCGCTTATCACAAGGGCTTCGAATTTTCCCGTTCGGTATTATTCCCCTTCCGCTTCGTATTCAACATCTATCAATTCCCAACCCAAATCTGTCAGCGGGGTTTCTTCCGCGATTTCATACGCCCTATCGTAATCCTCCGCTTTAATCGCGATTTGATAGGTTTTGGTCATTGTCACAAGGAATTCGCGCATTTCGGTTACTCCTGCACTTCGCTGTCGGAAAGATAGGCCCACTCGCTGCAATAGCCTTCATCATTGTTGAAATCGTATCGTACTCCGTCCCAATAGTCGATTGGTTCGGGTAGTGGCTCTGGCGGCAATTCGGATGCCTTCAAATAGTTTTCGTGTAGCTCTTGAATGAATGCCATAGCATCCGCCCGATGGTTGAACACCGCCACGCATGGGTGATCAAGAATTGTCGAGTCGTTTAAAACGGTCCAAACGGTTTGTGTCATGTCGGTTATTCCTTTTCGATCAAGTATGAACGGGCCAAATCCCATTCGTTTTTGGGGAATTGGGCGCGGGCTTTGTTGATTGCATCCGCTAGATCACGGGCTTTCACGTCTACATGATCCGATTCGAGCCGTTGGAATTCTAACCGAAACGTGTTTTCCGGTTCAATCACTTTGACGGTTTCGAACAAGACGTAATGGGTTCGGCCTGTTTGGTTTGCTTTTTTGGTCGCTTCAATTTGCGCATCCTGCAATGTCCCGTAAATATCGCACCGATTAAAATCCTTTAACGTGGTTTGTGACGTGCTGTCTGATACAATGTAAATCATAGGTAAGTTTCCTTTTGGTTGTAGATGAAAGATAAAAAAGAAAAATGGGGCTTTCGCCCCATCTCTCAATAGTCGCGCACCACAAAACCGGACATGTCCTTTTTTGCTTTGTTGCCTTTTGGTGTTAATCCTACGATCACGCCTTTGGGATCAAGAAAACGCAAATCGTGCTTGTCACCATCAATAACAGGATAGCCCCAAAAATTGCGGGTTACTGGTAAACCATGACCGAAAATAACCGCGACATTTTCGCCTTGCGTTAATAGCGTTTTGCATGCTTCCTCGTTTGTTTCGGATCGCGAAAACGTCAAATGGTAGTTTGCTGGTAACTTGCGCTTGAAGCGGCGATGGTTTTTCGTATAGTCCAAAAATTGAATAGTCGGGAAATGGTCAAAGATCGTTAGACCGTTTTCATCTTTGATGCTTTCCCATGCGATATCCGTTGATCCGTTAGGCCGGACCGCAAGTGTCAAGCTTTCACGTTTGGCGGATTGTTCCAGCTTGCCAATATGCGCGACCATCTCCGCTAAGAATGCTTTGCGATCCGTCATAAAGTAAGCAATCTTATTCTTGCGTGATAAAGTGACTTTGTTGTCCTCCCCATCTTTGCGCATTGCAGCTTGTCCGGAATGTTCGCCAAGACAGATTTGTTCGCAACCCTTTGTTGAATTCCCGCACATGTCACCAAATCCTGCCGTTCTAGCTGGTGCCATATAGTTTATAGCGTTAAGATACCCGTATTCATTCGCCTTGATCGCCTTTGGGCTATCAACGGAAAAGAACCTTTTAAATTGTATCTGCATTGTTCGACCCTTTCTAAACGACCGTACCCACGGTCTTACAGCACACGTTAAACATTGTCCCACAATAGTCAAGCACAGATCAATCTATAAGTGTTTATACGTACACAAGCGCAATAGGCCGGAATGCGAGAGCATGTAAGTATTTATACGTATATTGCATTAAACTAAAAATTGATCCATTGTCTGTGTGTCCCTAATGGTTGGGATAAGACAAAAGGAAAAGAGCCTATGTTTACCGAATTCAAAAACGTTAACGAATTGCCCGCCGCTGTGTTCAAAATGGAAGCACATGACTCTAGAAGTGCAAAATACAAGCACATTCCAACAATCGATATTGTCCAGCACATGAGCGAGCTTGGATATGGTGTTGTGCAAGCACAAGCGGCGAATGTACGGAAAGCGCATAAATACGGGTTTAATACCCATATCGTGAAATTCCAGCATTTTGATGCACCTATCCAGCATGACGGGACCGTTTCACAGATATTGTTGCGGAATGCGCACGACGGGACAAAGGCTGTGGAATTGTTTGGTGGTGTTTTTCGTTTTGTTTGCGCAAATGGTATTGTGACCTATTCCAAGGACTATGGGAGTGCATCCCTAGGCCATCGCGGCGGAAACCTTTGGGATCGCATCAAGGCCGCTGTGGAGCATATACAGGCCAGCACGAACGCATCGGATCGCTTAATTGATGGGTGGACACGTAAACACCTATCATATGCGCAGCAATTGGACTTTGCCCAAGCTGCATTGGAATTGCGTTATCCGGTTGCAGATAAGCGCCCCGTTGTTGCTGGTGACCTGTTAGAGGCAAAACGTCCGGAGGACGCACAAAATAACGCTTGGTGCACGTTTAATCGCGTTCAAGAGCATTTGACCCGTGGCGGAATACAAGGTGTTGCAATGGGCAAGGTTCGGTCTATCCGCAAGATTAGGGGTGCAGATAGTGACTTGCGCTTGAACGCTCAATTGTGGGGCTTAGGTGAACGATTGTTCGCCTGATCCTATCTCGCAAGTGCGAAATACTTGACCCCCCCCAAAGTGCCATTTTATGTTGCGGCGCACAATGGGGATGACAAAAAAAGAGGGGCCCCGTAGGGCCCCTTAATCGTTTGGTGGATTGATCATATTATAAAAGTGAATTCCGCACAGTCTGCTGCAAGGGCATAGGCCCTAGCGTCATGCCATGCGACAAAACCGATATCTTCGGCGTCAACGCAGATTGCGCCCCTCTTTCCAAACTGTGAACGAAAAAACATATCGCATGCCCGAATGTCTTCATCATCCAAGCCCGATGCATCGGCATTGATCAGATAGCTAGCCCAATGCGCTGGTGCTGTGAGTGTGATGGTTTTCATGTCTTGCCCTTTGTGGTGTGGGGGCTTGCGCCCCCATTGTTTCAGATATCAATTGAAAGTGAAGCACCGGATAATGTGTCGCGCACGATATCGACAACATCATCACGTGTAACAGCCTCATCCAACGCTTCTACCGTCATCTCGACACGCGCCACGTCTAGCAGGCAATCACCGATTAGCGTGTCATGCTTGTCTAGTTGTCTGGTAATCTCCAATATGCGGTTATGAATTCCAGTCATATCAGTGCGGATTATATCAAGGTCAAGCTTGGCAAGCACGGCAACGGCTATAGCTTCGATCAATGTTTCGTTGTTCATTGTATCAGTCCTTTGTGGTGTTGGGGGCCTGCGCCCCCGTTAATGTTAAGCGGCCTGTTGATCATCTTGCGCGATAAGCTCAAGAGCATACCCCATTGCATGCGCAGCCTCTCGCAAGGCCTCATGTGCCCCGCGCATATGATAGGCACGTCCACCACCCTCCTTGTAGTAGGCGACTAGCAGCCGCTCATGCAGATATCGGGCTTGACTAAGAGCCGACAACAGCTTGTCGGTCGGCAGGGTCTCGGGCTTGCTCTCAATAAATCCAGTCGGCATTGACATGACATAATCCTTTTAAACGATAGTGGAATTACTATCGATTAAGAGTCTGCTACATTAAACCTACGGTTGATAGCTAGACTTTAGTCTATAAGTAATTATACGTATGCATCCCATCGTATGCGACTGCTAATCCAACAAAATAAGACTGCCTTTTTTTACTAGTCCCAAAAAACGGGACTACACCCCCTAGGAAAAAAACCCCAACCCCCATTTATGGGGGTTCCCTACCCCCCAAGTTCTCCCAAAATTCCCACGATTCTTGAGCTGTATTAAAACACTGTCCACAAAAAAGGGGGGCCGTACCCCACCCTTAAAAGGAAGCCTACGGCGGGGTATTACAATTTTTCCAAGGGCGAAGCTCTCCCGGACTCCGCGACCTGTAGGAGGTGCTCTATTAGATCGGTGGTTGCTTTGACAATCGCCGCTTTGGTTTCGTCGTACTCATACCCGTCTGGGCGTTTGTTGTACTCTAACCCTTGGAGGGCTGGGCGCAGTTCATCGTAGAACTTATGCGGGTTGGATTTGTATGGGGGAGATATTTGTGAGCGTCGTACGCACATGGGGATTTCCTGTCTAACGTATACTATACTAACAGTTATGGCTGAGGAACAGGGATTCGAACCCCAATTGACGCAGTCAAAGTGCGTTGTCCTGCCAATTAGACGATTCCTCATTAAGTGTTACCCTTCACGAATGGGGTAACTGTCTGGCATCGCGACGACCGGGAAATTCCCAATCGTATCCAGATCATTTGCTCTTTACCCGATTTCTACTTGCGAAGCCTATTCAGCGTTCGTCGGGGGGATGAGCTTCCCTTGTGTTAAACCATAACTTCAATTGTTACGGGTGTCAACAGCGGGCACCGCATTTTCCTTGTTCCACGTCGCGGTCTTTGTACCATTCGTATTTTGGTGGTTTTTCGGGGCTGTTAGGGTCGGTTGCAGGGATATACCCCCACTCATCTGTTTCCCCTCTTACCCAACCTTCACCGGGGGATTCAACCGCGTAGCGGTACTCCGGCTCCCGCCATTCCCAAAACATGCATTCGGAGATCAAGCAATAGTCCCCAATCTTCGGGCAATATTTATGGGCGGCGGCTTCTTCGGTCATCCAGTTCTTGTCCACTGTCTTCTCCTGTTAGTGGCGTGTTGCGTTTTGCAGTTCGTCTGGGTCAATTTCCGTGTACCCCATGAAACCCATAAACATCTCCACCGCCTCTTCAACTGCGGCAACATGGTTCTGTTCTGGCATTTCTTTGATGAGTAACGCCGCGCACCCGACAAGCGCGATCAATGCGACGGGTACATTCTCCCCGTTCAGGGATTTCATAATTTGGTCGGTAACCCGGTCAACCTCACTCGTCAAATCTTCAACGATTTCCGCCATTGATAAAATTTCTCTTTCAAGCGAGAATTGACATTCGAATAACCCTAGTCCATTTTGGTGCCATGAACAAGAGCGAAGTCATCAACGGCGTAAAAGTGCGGTTGCGTCGATTACACCAGAAAACCGTCAACGGAAAAAGCATTGGAAGACAACGCATGTCCGAAGAAAAACGCAAGAGAGTCTACCAAACGAAGAAACCCGTGGAGAAGAACCCTCGCAAGCGGAAAGAAATCGTTATAGACGATAGATTGCGTCGTTCTTTGACGGGTCTAGCCAAGATGGGCATGACCGTTGACGAGATTGCGGATACTATCGGTATATCCAAAACGTGGCTGTTGGAAAATTACAAACAGGAAATCCAATTCGGGCGGCAGATTGCTAACGCCCTCGTTGTGGAGAACCTGTACCAGCAAGCGATGAAGGACCAACCGTCCTCCATCCAAGCGGGCATTTTTCTGACAAAAGCCCGTATGAACTGGCGGGACAAAGACCCCGAAGAATTCCAGCGCGGCCCATCAATTGTGTTTGACTTTAGTAACCTACCCGAAGAGGAAAGGTTAAAAATGCTGCACAAACTGTCCGCAAAGTCAAAAGACCAACAGTTTATAGAAGCGGAATACGAGAACATCTCTGATGAGTAATCTTATTCTGCCTTCGCACTACAAAAATGCTCTTGACGAGCATCCGGATGAAGCAATTAAAGAAATTTTCCGGTTGGAGTACGAAAATAACATTCACAAATTCCTTCGAGGTGGCTGGAAGTACATTGACCCTAACCCGTACAAACACGGGTGGCACCTCAATGCTATCGGCGAACACTTGCAGGCGGTTGCTAACGGGGAAATCAAACGCCTTGTCATTAACGTTCCGCCTCGCACATCCAAATCTTCAATGGTTTCCGTTGCGTTCCCCGCTTGGGTATGGGCGCAGCGGGAGTACGGGCCGCTGTCAGGCCCGCATGTGCAGTTCCTGTTTGCCTCTTACGCGCAAACCCTGTCCATCCGCGACAGTTTGAAAACCCGGCGGCTCCTTGAAAGCCCTTGGTACAAAAAATATTGGGGTGAACGGTTCCGCATTACGTCGGATCAGAACACAAAGGTTCGGTTTGATAATGACAAAGGCGGGTATCGGCTTGCGACATCCGTCGACGGTTCCCTGACAGGGGAAGGTGGTAGCATTATCATCGTTGACGACCCGCACAACGCAAACGAAGTGGAGTCTGACCTTGTCCGTGATGGTACACTGGAGTGGTGGGATCAATCGATGTCCACCCGTCTTAACGATCCCAAAACGGGAGCGTTCATCGTTATTATGCAAAGATTACACGAAAGTGACCTTACGGGTCACATCCTTCAAAAAGATATCGGAAATTGGACTCATCTATGCCTACCGATGCGCTTTGAGTCAGACCGCCGTTGTATTACTCAATGGTTCATTGACGAACGGGAAGAAGGTGAACTTCTTATTCCTGAGCGGTTCGGTGAAGCGGAAGTCAAAGAACTCGAATCAAGCCTCGGGCCATTCGCGGCTGCGGGCCAGTTGCAGCAACGTCCGCAACCAAAAGGCGGCGGTATTATCAAAAGGGAATGGTGGGTTCTTTGGGATGAAGCCATTTCCGGTACGGAAGGCCTCCCCAAAACTGTTTTCCCGCCGTTTGAATACGTCATTGCGTCACTGGATACGGCATACACAACAAAGCAAGAGAATGATTTTTCGGCTTTGACAATCTGGGGCGTGTGGACAGACCGCAATGATAACAGGCGGATCATGCTTATATACGCGTGGCAGGACCGCCTAGAGTTCCCGCAGCTTGTTAAACAAGTCGGTTTGCTTTGCAATAAGTACAAGATCGATAAACTTTTGATTGAGTCAAAAGCCGCCGGGATCAGTGTCGCGCAAGAAATACGTGTTAATTTTGCGCGTGAGAATTGGGGTTTGCAACTTATCGACCCCGGTCGAGGTGATAAGGTCGCCCGCGCATATGCCATCCAGCACTTGTTTTCGGAAGGGATGATCTACGCTCCAGACTTTGATTGGGCGGAAAAAATGATTGGTCAGGCGGAATCGTTCCCGCGTGGTGCGCATGACGATTTGGTTGATAGTATGACGCAAGCACTCCTGCATCTTCGGACTATTGGATTTGCACAAAAACCCGCAGAAGCTATAGCGGAGAAGACAGAATCCATGATATACAAGCCACAGAACACAAGTAAACCGTTATATTGGGTGTAACATATGGCTCTCGCCCCGTTCAATATTCGACAGAACCCCGTTTCGGGGAAAACCTATGACGATTATAAGCCGCTAGACATTGATCTGGAGGCGGATGGCGATATTGAGCCTACAATCGACACCGACAAAGGGTATGTTAAAGTTGAAAACGCTGATGGGTCCGTTACCATCAATATAGGCCAGATGGCTAACCCCACTAAAAAAATTAACGATGATTTCCATGAAAACATCGCGATGGATATTGACGGGTCAACGCTTGGGCAAATTGCAAACGATCTTCTTCGGTTAATTGAACAGGATGATCAATCTAGATCAGAGTATTTGCAGCAGATTGTTCTTGGCTTGGACTTGTTGGGGACCAAAATTGAATCTCCCAAATCCAATTCGGCGGACGGTTCTACGTCTGTTGAAGGTCAAGCAACTGTTAAACACCCGTTGCTGCTTGAAGCTATTGTTCGATTCCAAGCTAACGCGCAAGGCGAAATGCTTCCTTCCGCTGGCCCCGTTAAACTGCGCAATGACGGGCTTGAAAACAAAACCGTTAACATTGAAGCGCATGCATTGGAAATGGATTTTAACCATTACCTGACAAGCACCGCAAAAGAATACTACCCAGATACCGAACGCATGTTTTTTTCTTTGGGGTTCTGCGGAACTGCCTTTAAAAAAGTATACCACTGCCCAATTCGTCGTCGGCCTGTCTCCGAATTTGTAGACGTAAAAGACGTAATTGTCTCCTCTTCCGAAACAAATATTGACTCCGCGCAACGTGTTACCCACCACATTAAAATGCAACCTTCGATTATGAAGCGTATGCAGTTGTTGGGTGTGTATCGCACAATTCCATTAACGGATGCTGGCCCCACAAAGAAAAATGCCGTTGAAGAAAAAATTGAAGACCTTCAAGGCGTAAAACCTACGCAGTCCGCCAATTTGGAAAACGAATTGCGGGATGTGTACGAATGCTATTGCGAATTGGATATCCCCGGCTACGAGCATGAAGATGCTGACGGGAACATTACAGGCCTTCGCCTCCCGTACCGCGTCACCATTGATAAAACCAGCCGAGAAATTCTTGAAATTCGCCGCTGGTGGAAACAGGATGACGACAATTTCTTGCGCAAGGGCGTATTCGTAGACTTCATTTTTGTCCCCGGAATTGGTTTTTACGGGTTTGGCCTGTTGCACTTGTTGGGTAACTCCACAATGGCCCTGACTGCTGGTTGGCGGCTGTGCCTTGATAACGGGATGTTCGCTAACTTCCCCGGATTCTTGTACGCAAAACAAGCTGGTCGCCAATTGACAAACGAATTTCGCGTAGCTCCCGGTTCTGGTGTCGCGATTGAAACTGGCGGGCAACCAATTCAAAACATGGTTATGAATCTCCCATACCGTGGCGTTGATGGTGGGTTCCTTCAGTTGTTGCAACTTATTGATTCGTCCGGTCAGAGGCTTGGCGGCACGGCTGAATTGAATGTGGGCGAAGGAAATACGCAAGCCCCGGTTGGAACGACTATTGCGTTGATTGAACAAGCGCAGAAAACCATGTCTTCCGTACATAAACGGATGCATTCGGCGCAAGCGCGTGAATTTGAACTGTTGAAAGAATTGTTCAAGGAAGACCCGGAAAGTTTTTGGCGGGAAAACAAGTTTCCTGCGGGAACGTGGTCGGAAGACATTCTTGTCAAAGCCCTTAATGATGTGAATTTGGTTCCTATGGCGGACCCGAATACCCCATCACAGACGGCGCGTATTCAAAAAGCTATGGCTATCAAACAATTGCAGGCCGCTAATCCCGGACTGTACAACGCTCAGGCTGTAGATGAGCGCATCATGGACATGATGGGTATCAATGACGCTAAATCGTTGTTTGCGCCTCCACAGCAGGCTGACCCAATGGCAGACCCCGCAATGGTCATGGCACAAGCAAAAATGATGGATTCGCAAGCCAAAATGGCGGAAGTCAAAGTCCGCGCCGTGGATGTTACGGCAGACGCGCAAAATCGTATTGCAGATCGCGAAAGCAAAGAGCGCATTTCTATGTTGCAACTTGCCCGCGAAATTGCAGTACACCCAGAAAGTGCGCCAATTGCGGAAAGGTTTGTTAAACCGGAAACCCAAAAATTGGCCGATAATCCCAATGTATAACCTATTGGCGGGTACCAAAATTTAGTTTATGGTGCAAATTCCACCGTGGAGATTAAGAATGACACACTACAAGCATGAAGCAAAACAGGCTGCGCACGACAAAATGAAGCGCATGGGCCTTGATAAAGAGCATTCTGCAAAGAAACATTTTGATGACGTTCATCCCTACGATGGTGTCCCCCAGTTGAGCACTGATACTCCATCCGGTCTTGCCCCTATAAGCAAGCAGCGGTTTAAGCACGGTGGCAAAGTCGCACATTTGGAAGGTAATAGAGCCAAGCAAAACTTGGGGAAAGCATCCCGTAGCAAAGCTCCCATCCCATATGAGCGCGATGAAGAATTGAAAAGCGGTGGTGTAGCCGCATTTAACCCTCTCCTCCGCAAGAAACGCGCTGCCGCAATGGCTATGCGCAAAAAGCGTGAAGGCCTCCCATACGGTGCGCCAGCAGCCCCGGGTCCGTTTATGCCATCCGGCATTATAGCCCCGCACAAAAAAGGTGGTGCAGTTCACCGTCACGAAGACGAAGCGGAAGATCGTAAATTGATCCGTAAGGAAGTTAAACCTTCCGCATTGAAACACCGCGCTCACAAAAATGACGGTGGTGGTTTGCGTTCAGAGCGTACCCAGTACGAAAAAGCTCGTCGTAATTCTGTTGACCAAGGCATGGATTTGGGTACGGACAGCCAGCACACGCAGGATACGCTGACTAAAGCGGTTCGTAACTTTGAAAACACCGCCAAAGAAACTGGTTACTCAAACCTTAAACGCGGTGGTCGCGCCCATAAAGCGGGCGGTGGGCGTTTGGACGAAGTTAGACAAATGGTTGCTAACCCGTTAAAAAAACGCGCATTAGCAGATGACATCCGTCGAGTTACCCTTATGGCTGCTTCGCCAGAAGAACGCAAAAAATTTATTCAACAAAATAAACCAGAAAACAAAGTAAACCAATCGTTGACATCCAGCGAATTGAAAAATGGTGGTCGCGCTCATCGCGCTACTGGCGGTAAAGTCGGAAGCGGCAAGGGTAAAACCAGCATTAACATTATAATTGCTCCCGAAGGCCAAAAGGGGGCATCCCAGATGCCAGCGGGCGGTCCTCCTGTTATCCCTCCGCAGTTGCTTGCCGCAATGGCTGGTGGTGCTGGTGGCCCTCCTCCGGGCGGTGGTGCTGGTGGCCCTCCTCCCGGCGCAATGCCTCCCGGTGCGGGTATGGCGGGTGCTGGCGGTGGTCTAGGTGCAGGCCCAGCTATGAACGTTGGTCGTCCCGGAATGACGGCCCCTACGCCTCCTATGCGTAAAGATGGCGGTCGTGTAGGCGGTAAAGCCCCACAGGCAGCAATGCCAACCCATCAAGAACACGATTATGGTTCCGGTTCGGGCCTCGGTCGTTTAGAAAAACGAAAGTGGCCTCTTGCTAAATAGGAGGTGACGTGAATAGTTTTGACATACTGTTCTTCCGCAAGCTGCGGGAGAAATTAAACGAAGAAACCAAGACCCGTGCGGAATTCATCTTGAGCGGGTCTTATACCAACCTAGAGGACTACAAAGCTGCCGTCGGATATATGAAAGCAATTTCCGACACACTTATCTGGGCTAATGAGATTAACAACCAGTTAATCGGCGATACTAACAACGCGAGATAGGAAAAAATGACGTATATGACTATGGACCACGTGGACGATCCACGTGAAGAAATCCGAAACGCTATCGGCGACCTTTCTAAAGTGGAAATTTTTTTTAATTGGGTACTTGTAGCTGTTTACAAACGTCCGGAACGTACCAAATCCGGGCTTTTTTTGACTGACGACACGCGCAAGGAAGACGAGTATCAGGGCAAAGCGGGCCTTGTTCTTAAAAAAGGCGTACAGGCCTTCGTCGATGACGCAAACACATCCTTCCAAGGGCAGAATGTAGACGTTGGTGATTGGGTTGTGATCCGTCCTTCGGATGGGTGGCAAGTCATGATCAACGGTGTGCTGTGCCGTATGGTGCAAGACGTGCAAGTTCGTATGCGTATTCCCGCACCCGATTCCGCTTTTTAATAGGTGACATATGGAAACCACTTCTAAAGAAGTCGTTATTGACGTAAAGCCACCATTGACGGAAGAAATTGATATCGGGGCAGATTCCCCCGCAAAACTTCCCGTAAGTGCGGTAGTCAAAGAAGAAGAATTGCCGAATAACTCTGCTGATGGCGGCATCGAACAGCTTAAACGCGAGTTGGAAGCCAAAAAACGCGAAGCGGATGAAATCCGCAGGCAAAAACACGAAGCCGAACAAAATCTTTTTCAAAAAGAAACGGAAGTTCGCACGTATGCTTATCAGGCGGCGGATAACCAGTTAACAGCATTTACAAATGCCATTGCTTCTTATGAGCGTGATGGCGAAATGTTGGAAAACGAATACGCAAACAGGCTTGAACAGGGCGATTACCACGCTGCCGCCAAGTTACAGCGGCAAATGGCGCAAATTGAAAGCAAACTTTCGACTTTGCATCAAGGTCGCGAGGCTTTAGATGAACGTCTACAGTACGAACGAACACGCCCTGAGCCACAATACCAGCCCCCAACGTACGAACAAACCCAGTACGACCCCGTTGAAGCCGAATTGCAACGTCTTTCCGGCCCTTCACAGGCGTGGGTACGCAAAAATATTCACATTATGCACGATCAAAAAAGCAAAAACCTTATGGCGGCTGCTCATTATCGTGCTGTCGCGGACAATTATCAGCCGGATACCCCCGAATATTTCAATTATCTTGAAAATGAATTGGGTTTGGTTGAGAAATCCGCGCCACAAAACACTCGTCAGCGCAATGTTGTTACGGCAGCACCTGTTGCACGAGGCGGAAGTGTTCCAACTATGAGTAATAATCAAGTTCGTATTACATTAACCCCCGAAATGCGGGCTTATGCGGACGAAGTATTGGGCATGAGTGACGAAGAGTACGCGGAAGCAATGCTTTATTACAACAAAAAGGGTCAGTTAAAGCTATGAGTGACATTAAACGCAAACCGGGTCGACCTCGGAAAGACGAAAATGTCCCAACCCAGCCCAATCATCAGTTAAATGAGGTAGACACCGTGGAAAACATGGAAATTGAAACCAAATCGGCCCCCGTAACACGCGGGATTCGTGAAGCAAACCTTCGTGCGGAGCAAATTCGGTCTCGTTCGCGCAATGAAGATTCGGATAAAACCGTTTATGACAAGTTTTACATCGATCCACGCGATATTCCGGATGGGTGGGACTACAATTGGAAGCGTTATGAGACTATGGGCATGAAAGATGGCTCATATGAAGTCGAATTGGCGCAGACTGGTTGGGAAGCTGTTGATTCAGCGCGTCATCCTTCAATGATGCCCGCCAACCACAAGGGTCCAATTATCCGTGAAGGCATGATTTTGATGGAACGCCCTTCGGAAATCTCCAACCGCGCCAAATTTTTGGAATTGCAGGAAGCCCGCCGCGTTGTAAACGAAAAAGAACGCGCATTGGGCATGGCTCCTAGCGGCACTTTTGAACGCGACCAGCGTCGTCAGGTCGTTAAGAAAGAATATATCCCAATGGAAATTCCTAAAGGTTGAGATTAGTGTAATTTTTTCCTTTAACACACTTGCGCGATAAATATTCATCATGGTATTTATCGCGTATTCACTTCCGTTACGCGCCGTAGCGGGCTTTTCTGACTGATCTTAATGTGCCGCGCTGGCAAAAGTAAGGTCATTCCAGACAGGAGCTACCTATGGCGAACACATCTGCGCCCAATGGTTTCCAACTTGCTGGCTTCCTCGACGGGCGTGAAGGTTCTCTGGGCCAATCGCAGTGGTTGATCGCTAGTGGTGATACTAACTACTACATGACGGGTGATCCCGTCTCCCTCTCCGGTGGTTACTTGACTGCCGCAACTGTCGGTGCAAACCAGATTCTTGGTGTTTTCATCGGTTGTGAATACTACTCCTCCGCAGTAAACCGCGTTATCTGGTCGCCATATTGGCCCGGTAGCACGACCGTTCCTTCGGGCACCGTCATTACTGCATGGGTTATCACTGATCCGCAGGCTACGTTCAAAGTGCAGTCAAGCGGTTCCTCCGCTGTTGTGCAGGCAAACGTCGGCAAAAACATTGACTGGGCTGGTCTTACGACTTTGCCAACTTCCGCGCAGCAGTTTAGCGGTCAGTCGATTGCATACGCCAATCAGGCGAACATCAGTGCTTCGACCAACTATGCATTCCGCATCCTCAATCTGATTACCGCGCCTCCCGGTGCAAACGGTACGGACACTACCACCCCGTACAACTACATTACTGTAGCGTTTAATAATCAGACCTTCCGCACCACTTCTGGCCTGTAAGGAGTAATACACAATGGCTATTAATCTTAGTCAGATTCGTGACCTTCTCCTCCCCGGCCTCCGTGGCGTTGAAGGCAAATACACCCAGATTCCAAGCCAGTACGACAAGGTGTTCGAAATCACCAAGTCAAACATGGCTCTGGAACGCACCGCAGAAATGCGCTACCTCGGCCTCGCCGCTTTGAAGACTGAAGGTGGTAACACCCAGTTTGATAACGCCGCTGGCGAACGTTATGTTTACAATCAGGAACATAACGAAATCGCTCTCGGTTACGCGATCACCCGTAAGGCTATCGACGATAACCTGTACAAAGCGCAATTCAAGCCAACTAACCTTGGCCTCGTGGAATCTTTCCATCAGACCAAAGAAATCTACGCCGCTAACGTTCTGAACACGGCTACGACCTACAATGCTGCAATCGGCGGCGACGGTGTGGCTCTTTGCTCTACTTCGCATCCTATTGATGGCACTACCATTGCCAACAAACCAACTGTTGACGTTGACCTCAACGAAGCAACCTTGTTGAACGGTATGGTCTCGATTCGTCAGAACTTCCGTGACATCGCTGGCATTAAAATCTTTGCTCGCGGTCGCAAACTGATTGTTCCTCCTTCTTTGGAACCAGTTGCTATCCGCTTGACCAAGACCCAGTTGCGTCCCGGTACAGCAGACAACGACGTGAACGCGATTCTCATGACCGCTGGCGGCTTGCCAGAAGGTTATATGGTCATGGACTTCTTGACTTCCAACTACGCATGGTTCCTCCTGACCAGCGTTAAGGGTCTGGTGTACATGGAACGCGTCCCCTTCGAAATGGATATGCAAGTCGATTTTACGACAGACAACCTGTTGGTAAAAGGCTACGAGCGTTATTCGGTCGGCTACTACAACTGGCGTTCGATCTACGGTTCATTCCCAACCTCGTAAGATTGGAGACAGCAAATGTCTATTACAGCTAACTCCGGTCCTTATATTGCGTTTGGGCAGAACACTATCGGCCTTGTAACGGATTACAACCCTGATCTCGGCCCGTCGCTCTTTTGGGGCGGCGTGGGCCGAATCGACCCTCGTCCTAACTTCAATTATGTCCCCGGGCAGAACTTTGGAGCTTTGACGGCGGGCTTCGCAACTTCTGATACGATGACCATTAACTATGCTCCTTACGCATTGGGGAATGCTGCAATTGCAGCAGCCGCAAACGTTGTAAGCGGCACTGCAATGACCCTCGTATCTACCAACTCCACTTCTACTGGTGTTTCGGTTAACGCTACTTGCACTAACTACAACACTGGGGTGGCTGTAACTGGCCTTCTTATGGTTGATGGCTTCTGCTCCTTCACGGGTGTGGTTGCTGCCAACGTTCTGACCGTTTCGTCCCTCACCGGGACCGTGACTGTCGGGATGACTCTTTCGGGTACGGGTGTTGCTACTGGTACTCTTGTAACTGCACAGCTTACTGGCCCTGCTGGTGGTGCTGGCACTTACTCCGTAACTGGTAACGCTACTGTAAGCTCCACGACCATCACTGGTCAGGCTACCGGAACTCCTGCTCTCGTGCAGTTGTTTGGTCAGTCCCAGACCATTGGGGTATGGAATCCACAGGCAATGGTTGCTCGTGCGGTAAGTGTTACGGGTTCCGCGTCTGCTACTGGCGGTAACATTACGATTTCTGGCTACGACATTTATGGCGTACCAATGTCGGAAGTGATTGCTGCTCCAGCAAGTGCAACGACCGTAAACGGGAAAAAAGCGTTTAAGTATATTTCGTCGGTTGTCCCGGCGTTTACTGATGCGCACAATTATTCCGTTGGCACGACTGACATCTACGGCTTCCCGCTTCGCTCTGATTTCTTTGGCGATGTAGCAATCAACTACAATGCCACTGGTATTACTGCAAACACGGGTTATGTTGCGGCTGTCACAACCAGTCCTGCCACCACCACTACGGGTGACGTTCGCGGCACCTACGCTTTGCAGTCGGCTGCTGACGCTTCAAAACGTTTGTTGATCCGCCAGTTTGTTATCCCAGCCAACATCGGTTCCATTACGGGCCTGTTTGGCGTTACCCAAGCATAATGAGGACATGACCCATGAAGGCTCATAAATCACACGGCATGCACCACGAACATCATGGTCATCATGAGCATGACATTCATGCGCATGTCAAAAAGCACTCGATGAAGCATCACCGCAAGGCTCACAAGCGCGGCGGCAAGGTGGCAGAAGGTCATGAAGTTCATGACGAAACCCCATCTGACGTGTACGCTGGTGCAAACTCCAATGTTGTTAAAGAAGCCGCTCACAAGAAGCGTGGCGGTGCACTGAAGCACAAGCATCTGGAAGCGCATGGTCACCATGCCAAACACCGCCTTGATCGTCCTGCGCGTAAGCATGGCGGCAAGGTAGGCTCGGACATGAGTCCATTCTCTTCGGCTCATAACGTTAAGACCCCTGCTGGTCGCGACGTGGGTCCGGGGGAGTCCTGAGCCGTCCACACCACGAAAGTGGGGGCGGCGTGAAGTGGATACAGGGCGCGATTAAACACCCCGGTGCCCTTCATAAACAGCTTCACGTTCCGGCGGGGGAAAAAATCCCCGCCAAGAAGCTAGATAAAGCGGCGCATAGCGACAACCCCTTGCTTGCGAAACGTGCCAATCTAGCCAAAACGTTGAAGAAGATGCACCATACGTAAAAGGGGGGCTAACGCCCCCTTTTTCATTTGGAGATTCGGATGTCTACACCAGCTTGGCAACGATCAGAAGGAAAGAGCGAGTCCGGCGGATTGAACGCCAAAGGGCGCGAATCTTATCATCATGAAACGGGCGGCACACTTAAAGCCCCCACCAAAGACACGCATAACTCACGGCATCATTCATTCTGTAGCCGGATGGAAGGGATGCGGTCTAAATTAACCAATCACAAGAATGCGCATGATCCCGACAGCCGGATTAATAAAGCATTACGCAAATGGGGTTGCTAATGGAAAAGAAACCATTTTGGGATCACCCACAGGAAAAAGATGCTCATCACAAGCATTTGACCGCAAAACAGAAATCAACCGCTAAAGCACATGCGCGAGCCGCTGGTAGACCATACCCAAATCTGGTAGACAATGCAGCTATGGCTCGAAAGAAGGGTAAATAACATGCGTTTTGTAGTAGTTACTTGCGGCCCATATACCGCACCAAGCGCAACAAACATTAAATCGGCTGCTTCAATCGGCGCGGCTGGGGCCGTGACGTTGAATGGCTCTTTAGTGTCAGGTGGTGTTGCTACTTTGGACCAGCCTCGCCGTGTTTTGTTTACTTCCGCGGGTAACGATAGTGGTATTACGTTTACCATAACGGGCACGGATTGGAACGGTGCTTACGCCACTGAAGTGCTTACTGGGGCAAACGCCACAACAACTTATACGGTTTATGATTACAAAACAGTAACGTCAATTGTTGCTTCTGGCGCGTCTGCGGGCAACGTAAGCATTGGGACAAATGGGATTGCATCAAGCCGCCCCGTTTTCCTTGACTGGTATGCGGATAGTAGTACTTATATCCAAACTGATACTGGTGGGTCTTCTGCTATTACGTACACAATCCAGCTTTCTGGTGACAATCCCAATGATCCAGCAACGGGCAGCGGCAATACGGGCTATACAAATGCTCGTTGGGTAAATTCAGGCACGGCTGCAATTGTCAACGCAACAAGTTCGCAAAATGCTAACCAAGCTGGTATTCCAACAATGATTCGTTGTTATATTAGTAATGCTGGGTCCAATACGTCTGCTTCTGTACATGTAAACTTTAACCAATCTGGTATGGTTTCTTATTAATTTTATAGGGGTTACATGACAACTAGCGGGACATACAATTTTAACCCGTCGCTAGGGGAATTGGTCCTCAATGCATTTGCGCGTTGTGGAGTACGTCGTACTGCGCTTTTGCAAGAACACATGCAAGATGCCCGCATGGAAACCAATTTGATGTTGTCAAACTGGTCCAATCGCGGGGTTAACCTGTGGGAAGTGGACGTGCAGACGGTTGTTTTGTCCCAAGGGACAACGACTTATAACGTTCCATCCAACACTATCATGATCTTGGACGCGTATATTTCGACTGGGTCTGGTCAGAGTCAATTTGACCGTGTGATCATGCCGATTTCACGTTCCGAGTACAGCCAGACTCCAAACAAGAACCAGCAAGCACCGCCCACGGTGTTTTGGTTTGACCGTTTGATTAACCCAACGGTAACGCTTTGGCCTGTGCCGGATCAGGATAATCAATACACGCTGCGCTATTACCGCGTTAAACAGATTCAAGACGCTAACTACGATAACGGGCAAACTGTCGATATCCCGTATCGTTGGTTTGATGCGTTTGCGGCTGGCTTGGCGGCTCGTTTGGCTGGAATTTACGCGCCTGATCGTGTGCAGATTTTGGGGACAAATGCGGAATCCGCGTACATGATTGCGGCTACGCAGGATACCGAAAACGTTCCAATGTACTTAACCCCGGGCCTTTCTGGCTATTATAGGATGTAATAATGTCCTATCGGTTTCATGGTCGTGCAAATGTAGACCCAAGTAATCCACGGGCGTTTGGTCGGTGCGACCGCTGTGGTTTCATTTACAACCAGAGCAGCCTTCGTTTCCAATTTGATTTTCGTGGCCCGCAGTTGCAGAACTTGCGGTTTTTGGTGTGCCAAACATGCTACGATACGCCGCAAACGCAATTGAAACCTATTATTGTAACGCAAGACCCGACACCGATTATCAATGCGCGTCCGGAAGACTACAACTACGCGAACGCCAGTTATCTGGCGGCTACAGAACCAACGACAACATACCAACTTACGGGTATTCCGGTCGATAATAACGTAGATTTGATTACCGAAGACGGAATTAACATTGTTACGCAGCCAACGGGTGTGCCGACAGGGCTTAACCCTAATGCTGTAATGCCGTTGCAGGGCACCACAAAGTATGATGTTGTGCTCCCCGTTATTTCAATTACTACAAACGGGACAACAATTGTTACGGTAACGTGCAGCAGTGCACATGGTCTTTCAACCAATTCGCAAGTGTCTGTTGAAAATTTGACCAATAATAAATCTAGCGGGTTTTATTCCGTTACGGTTACAACGGCTACTGCATTTACCTACACTGTTGCATCGCCTATAGTGGCGGGAAGTTTGATTGACGGTAATACGCGTGTGGCAACAGCCAACGTTGGCTTGCCGACAGGGTTTACACAAATACCACAAGTCGGGGCTTTAAATGGCTAATATCTCAATCACCAACCTCCCCGCTGCAACGTCGGTCACGGGCAATGACTCGGTCCCTATCGTTCAAACCAGCACAAGCGTTCGCGCCACTTTGTCGCAGATTGCGGCTTACACGCAGTCTGTGTACCCTGCGCCGGGCGTAACATCTGTCGCGACATCCGGCCCTATTACTGGCGGGCCAATTACGTCCACGGGGACTATAAGTCTTAGCACTGGCGGTGTGACCAACACGTATCTGGGCACGATGCCAACCTTGACCCTTAAAGGGAACAGCACAGGCGGGACTGCGTCTCCTTCGGATTTGAGTGTATCGACAGTAATGACGATGTTGGGGGCCGCGCCGTTGGCATCCCCAACATTTACAGGCACTCCGTTAGCCCCGACACCGTCCACGTCGGACAGTTCAACCAAGATTGCAACAACCGCGTATGTAAAGGCTCAAGGTTATGGGACGGGTTCTGTCACGTCTGTTTCGGCTGGTAGTGGTTTATCGGGCGGTACAATTACGACGACTGGGACAATTTCATTACCGACTACGGGTGTAACTGCCGCCTCTTACGGATCGTCGTCTGCGGTTCCCACGTTTACGGTTGATACGTACGGGCGCATTACAGCCGCAAGCAACACAAACATTTCCACGTCTGCTATTGGCGCGGTTCCAACATCTAGAACTATCGCGACATCTGGCGGGTTGTCTGGTGGTGGTGATCTGACTACCGATAGATCGTTTACCCTTACACCTATCGCAAACAACACGCTGTTGGGTAATACGACAGGTTCATCCGCAAGCCCTGTGTCTACGACATTGAGCAGCATTATGGATGCGACGTTGGGCAACCAGCAGGGGGACGTTGTTTACCGCACGGGTTCCATTTGGACAACCCTAACGCCCGGGGCGGCGGGTCAGCTTCTCGCAACTGGCGGGGTTGGCTCTAATCCGTATTGGGCATCTGTCGCTGGTACGGGTACTGTCTTGAGTATTGGGGCTGGCACGGGTCTTTCCAGCAGCACTACCAACCCAATTACAACATCCGGCACTATAAGCATTGCGAATACGGCGGTTACGTCAGGTGCATACGGGTCATCGTCTTCTGTCGCGACATTTACTGTCAACGCACAGGGGCAGTTGACTGCTGCGGCAAGCACCCCGATTAATGCAATTGCCCTGACAACAGGTACAATTAGCACTGCCCCAACAAATGGCACCGATATTGCCAACAAAGATTATGTTGATGGTATCGCGCAGGGGCTTAACTTCCATGCCGCTTGTAATTACGCAACAACGACAAGTAATAATTATACCGTTACCTATAACAACGGTTCTTCCGGTGTAGGGGCTACATTAACAAACGCTGGTGCACTCGCAGCTTTTGCTGTCGATGGTGTGACAATGACCAGTGGGAATATTGGTAACCGAATCTTAATTAAAAACCAAACAAACGGCGCGTATAACGGGGTTTATACCCTCACGACAGTCGGGAGTGGTTCAGTCGCATGGGTGCTTACCCGCGCAACGGATTACGACACCAGCGGTTCGGGTACCAACGAAATTGATGTCGGCGACTTTATGTACGTGTTGTCTGGCAACACGCTCGCCAACACGTCATGGGTCCAACAAACCCCGCTTCCTATTACAGTCGGCACAACAGCTTTGGTGTTCTTGCAGTTTGGCGCACAAATTACCTACACGGCTGGTACGGGGTTAACCCTTGCCGCCAACCAATTTAGCATTACAAACACTTCCGTAACCGCCAATAGCTATGGCTCCGCATCGTCCGTTCCAACATATACCGTAAACGCACAGGGGCAGCTTACAGCGGCTTCTAACACATCCATCGCCATTGATGCATCCGCCATTACATCGGGCACCCTTGGCGTTGCCCGTGGCGGCACGGGGGCAGCTACATTGGCTGCTAACGGTGTCCTGTACGGTAGCGGGACAAGTGCTCTTGGCGTGACCGCTGTTGGTGCAACTGGTCAGGTTCTTATTGGGAATACTGGTGCGGCCCCATCATGGTCCAACTTGTCCTCCAATGCCGTAACATCCATTACGTTTGGGACTACAGGTTTAACACCTTCGTCAGCTTCTAATGGAGCAATTACCGTTGCGGGGACTCTTGTTGCTGCAAACGGTGGTACGGGCCAATCAACCTATACGGTTGGTGATTTGCTGTACGCATCTACAACATCCGCCCTGTCCCGCCTTGCGGACGTTGCTGTTGGCTCCGTTCTGACTTCTGGCGGCATTGGCGTTGCTCCTGCATGGTCAACACTTTCCAGCGTGGCTGTAACATCAATTTCCGGGGGGACGACAGGCCTTACGCCATCGTCCGCTACGTCAGGGGCCGTGACTCTTGCCGGGACTCTTGTCGCCTCAAACGGCGGTACGGGTCAATCGACTTACACGGTCGGGGATTTGTTATACGCGTCGTCTTCAACGGCATTGTCCAAATTGGCGGACGTTGCTACGGGTTCTGTTCTTGTATCCGGCGGTGTCGGCGTCGCCCCTGCGTATTCGGCAACACCAACTGTAACAAGCCTTACTGCTTCCACGAGCTTAACGTCACCTATCCATAACAGCAGCACTACTTTGTCCTTGCAAACGGGCGGGACAACTGGGTTGTATATCGACGCATCGCAGAATGTGGGGATTGGGACAAGTTCGCCCACGCAGAAGTTGGATATAACAGGAAGCGCTAACGTATCCGGCACGGTTGCTATGGGGTCATCGTTCCTCCGCAACCGCATCATCAATGGTGACATGCGGATTAATCAACGAGCAACTTCTGTCACTGCAAGCGGATACACAGTTGACAGGTTTGCGTATTTTGGAACCGTGGCATCAAAGGTAACTGTTTCTCAAGATACATCTGTTTATCCAGTGGGGTTTAATGACTCGCTCAAAGTGCTTTCATCTTCTGCTTATACGGTGGGGTCTACAGAGGAGTTTGAAGTCTATCAAAGCATTGAAGGTTTGAATATTGCCGATTTAGGATGGGGAACTGCTAACGCTAAAACTGTCACCCTGTCTTTCCAAGTGTATTCTAGTTTGACTGGAACATTTGGTGGCGCATTACAAAACTCAGCAGCCAATCGGTCATATCCATTTACATACACTATTTCTTCTGCAAACACTTGGACCACTGTGTCTATCACTGTTGCTGGAGACACAAGCGGCACTTGGTTGACGACAAACGGTGCTGGCATAATTGTTTATTTTGGCCTTGGTGTTGGCTCCACAAAATCTGGAACGGCTGGCGCATGGGCTGGTGCGTATTATACGTCTGCTACAGGAGCAGTATCTGTTGTCGGCACAAACGCTGCAACGTGGTATCTCACAGGCGTACAGCTTGAAGTTGGCACTGTCGCCACGCCATTTGAACGGCGGTTGTATGGTACTGAGTTGATGCTGTGCCAGCGATATTATTACCGGATTACTTCGCAAGCGGCAGGTGATTATTTTGTTAATACGGCTTTTGCTGTTAGCACAACACAGGCTTTTGGTTTTAGTACATTTCCGGTCCAAATGAGAACAAAACCAACAGCACTTGAGCAAAGTGGTACAGCCGCTGATTATAATGTTGTTAGGTGTGGTGCTGGCACTAATACAAATTGCAGTGCTGTCCCTACGTTTGGCGTAGCAAATTTGAATAATGCCGAAACAGTTTTTACGGTAGCTTCAGGATTAGTTAATGGCGGGGCTGGTGCTATACAATCAAATAATACCAGCGCATATCTTGGCTGGTCAGCGGAGCTATGATCATGATTAACCTCTCCCTTACCGTTGAACAAGTGAACCTGATCCTCGCCTCATTGGGCCAGCGGCCTTATGTGGATGTGGCTGATCTGATCCACCGCATTAAGATTGATGCGGAAGCCCAACTGGCTCCTAAACCGCAAGAACCCGAAAGCGAATAGCATGGATTGGCAGCATGTAATTGATCTGGCGGGGGCAGCGATATTAGCCATGTTGGGCTGGTTTTGCCTTCAATTGTGGAACGCGATGGCGGAACTTCGAAAAGATGTTCACTCGTTGGAGATAAGTCTTCCAATCTATTATGTCCGCCGCGATGAATTTTCGGATAGCATAAAAGAAATTAAATCCATGTTAGAAAAGATTTTTGATAAGTTGGACGGCAAGGCCGACAAATAGGTGGAACATGGCTATCAATTACATTTGGGGGTTTTCCAACATCAAATCTGCCCCGGATTTTGAAAATCTCCCGAATGTCATTCTTTCGGTTAATTGGTCATTGACTGCGCAAGATGGCCCGCTCATTGCGTCCATGTCGGGCATTTCGGTATTTGACCCGCCAACCTCGCAGGACTTTATACCGTTTGATCAAGTAGACCCATCCATCATGGAACAGTGGGTCACGTCAACCATTGGGGCGGATCAAGTTCAAAAGTATAAAGATTTGCTTGCCGCCAAAATATACGCGCAACGAAATCCCATCAATACAGCACTACCGCCAGCCTTTAAAATAGGGTAAATTGGGTAAAATTAACCGGAAGTAACGCCATGTCGCTAACGTATACCACATTTGTATCTTCTTTAGCGAACGAAATGGCTGTTTCGTTGACTGACCCCAATTTTGTGGCGATGTTGCCTAATTTCATTGATTATACGGAATTGCGTATCCAGCGCGATTTGGACCTTCTAAATACCGTTACTGCGGATGCTACCACGGTGTTGACAAGCGGATCGCGGACTTATACCGCGCCTACAGCGTTTGTTGTGATCCAGCAGTTAAACGTTATAACCCCCGTATCTGCTTCTGTTACAACGGGCACAAAGAACGCGTTGACTCCTGTTACAAAAGAGTTCCTCGATACGATGTACGGGAACGCGACTATACAGGCGTTGCCGCAGTATTTCGCGATGATTGACAACTGGACTATATCCTTGGGTCCAGTGCCGGATCAGGCTTACCCCGTGGAAGTTGTTGGCACTCAACGCGCTATACCGTTGTCAGCGTCTAATTCGTCAAACTATCTGTCTACGTATCTTCCGGATTTGTATTTGGCGGCAGCAATGGTGTCCGCTTCTGGCTGGATGCGCAATTACGGTTCGCAGGCCGACACACCGCAAATGGCGCAGTCGTGGGAAAACCAATACGAAACGCTTCTTAAATCCGCAACCGTTGAAGAATTCCGCAAGAAGTTCCAGTCTGCTGCTTGGTCTTCTATGTCCCCGACAGTTATCGCAACTCCTACGAGGTAACAGATGGGGTTTAGCGAAATCAAAATTAAACCGGGTGTCAACGTTGAGTTTACTCCAACGCTGAACACTGCTGCCGTATCGTCTAGTAATCTAATCAGATTCCGGTATGGACTACCGGAAAAGCTAGGTGGCTGGACGAAATACTTCGCGGGTCAGATGCCTTCAACCGTTCGGTGCTTAAACTCATGGGAAGATTTGAACACCAATCTTTACCTTGGCATTGGCATGACGGGGAACCTCGCGTACCTGACAGGCGGCAACTACCAAGAGATTACCCCGCAAACTCAAACTGTAGATGTGGCGGTTAACCTTGATACGACAGCCGGGTCCAATGTTGTTACAATTCACGACACAGGCCGCAATGCCAGCATTTACGATACGGTATATGTCCAAACCCCCATTTCAATTGGCGGGATCATTATAAAGGGGCTGTACCAAGTTTATGCGTCCGGCGGGGCCAGTTCGTATCAGATACTTGCGGCATCTAATGCAACATCTACCGTTACGACAGGCGGGGCCGTACCACTTTTCAATACGACAAATGCGTCTCCTATTGTTACCGTTACGCTTGCGAACCACGGGTTTCAAGTCAACGACCGTGCGACATTCCTTGTTTCGACAACCGTTGGCGGGACCACAATCTACGGCGAATATACCGTCCAGTCCGTGCCGACGACTAACACATTTACCATCAATCTATTCCATCAGGCCTCGTCTACAACATCCGGCTCGATGAATGGTGGGAACGCGCATTATGTGTACTACATTGGGCAAGGCCCAGCTCTTCCCGGCGTTGGGTATGGTATCCAAGGTTACGGCGTTGGCGGGTACGGCACGGGTAACCCCCCTGTAACACACACAGGGACTCCTATAACCCAGTTGGATTGGTCGCTGGATAATTGGGGCCAGAACCTCATTGCCTGCCCCATGAACGGCCCTATTTACAATTGGTCACCGGAAAGCGGGTTGTTGAACGCTACAATCATTCCGACTGCCCCGCCCGTTAACACAGGCATGTTTGTCGCGATGCCGGAGCGGCAGATTGTTGCGTATGGTTCCACATTTACGGGTATCCAAGACCCGTTATTAATTCGCTGGTGCGATGTTTCGGATTATACAGTGTGGACCGCCACTTCGCAGAATCAAGCGGGTTCGTATCGTATCCCTACTGGTTCTCGCATTGTCGGGGCCATGCAGGCACCCCAACAGGGTTTGATTTGGACTGATCTTGACGTGTGGTCCATGCAGTACATCCAACCGCCGTTGGTGTACGGGTTTACCAAAATTTCGTCAGGCTGTGGGTTAATCGCTCAAAAGGCAGTTGCCTCGTTAGGGCCAAATGTTTTTTGGATGTCGCAAAAACAATTTTTCATGATGTCCAGCAATGGGATCACGGCTATACAATGCACGGTTTGGGATGCGCTGTACCAAAATCTTGATTTGAATAACGTGTACAAAATTCGTGCTGCCGCTAATGCGCAGTTTAACGAAATAGCTTGGTACTATCCATCATTGTCCGGCGGCGGCGAAATCAACTCTTACGTCAAATACAACACGCAAGATCAAGTTTGGGACTATGGGTCATTGGCGCGTACGGCGTGGGTAGACCAGTCGGTGCTTGGCCCTCCTATTGGGTCTGGGTCTGATCGTTACTTGTACCAACACGAAACATCCCCAGATGCTGCTGGCACCGCTATGAATTCCACGTTTACGACGGGTTATGCGTCTTTGTCGCAAGGGGAAGACTTTACGTTTGTCGATTACCTAATCCCCGACATGAAATGGGGGTATTTCAATCAAACGCAGACGGCAAGCATTCAAATCACTTTATACGTCACCAACTACCCGGGTGACACGCCAACCGTGTACGGCCCTTATACCGTGACTCAAGCATCCGAGTATATCAATACCCGATTCCGTGGTCGTCAAATTGCAATTAAAGTTGAATCTAACGATTTAGGCTCTTGGTGGCGGCTTGGTAACATTCGTTACAGATACGCAGTTGATGGGAGGCGTTAAATGGCTAATAACCTATCGCCCATAATTGGCAAAATTTCCGTACGTTTCGCTGGAAGCTTTTTTGTATGCCTCGTGCGCTTCTTCTGGCGTATTAAAACTGCCGAGGTTTTTGCTTTTGCCGGATATTTTAATCCACGCCCCCCATTTTTGATTGGTCGGAATAAAAGAAACGCCTTTGTAACCAGTTTTATTAGCGGAAGAAATTTTTCTATTTGCACAATTTTGTTGTTGGGTAACTTTTCTCAAATTATTCATTTTATTGTTAGAGGGGTTACCGTCAATATGGTCAATATGTTTTTCTGGCCATTTCCCGGAAATAAACAACCAAGCAAGTCGGTGGGCATTATACAACCTGTAGTCTATACTAATTCTAACGTATCCATTGGGGTGAACGCATCCTGCCAGCATCCCCTTTTGCCGTTTGCCGCGTCTATTAATTTTCCATGTAAATTTGCCCGTTTCCGGGTTATATTCCAAAAGTTCGCGAACTCGGTTAGCCGTAGTTTTGTTTTCCATTCCCAGTTAATGTCATATAATATGACATTTGTCAAATAGGAGGTTACTATCGCTAATCTTGACGACATTTTTACTACCGCAAAAAACATTGTTACTGCGTTTAATAGTTTTACGCAATCCAACATTCAATTAAGCGGCAATAGCAATACAACGAACACCTTGCTTGCGGGGACAACTACGGTTGTCAAAAACGGGGCTGGGCGCATTGTAACACTAAGCGTTATAGCCCCGGGATCAACAACTGGTTCGATTTACGACACCAACGCCACAAATTTGGTGGCATCGACTAACATACAGGCGGTTATCCCCAACACATCCGGTCTTTACCCAACCAATATGGTGTTTACAAAAGGTATTGTCGTAACGACTGGGACTGGTCAAACCGTAGCAATAACCTATTCGTAAGTGTCTTGGGCAATTACAAAACCTGTAGTATAAAGAAGACATGTAAACCGGAGTTTGAGAAATGGCGGACGATACAAATTACTTGATGCGGCTACAAGATTTTTTGACGCATGTGTTGCAGTCAAATAGCCCATCCAAGTCACCTTCGCAGCCCCAGTCAAGCGGGAAGCCGCAGATTTCTGACACGTCGGGTAATGGCACACGGTCCGATACGTGGGGCAATCCTATGGGCGGTCTTTCCTCGTTTGAGTTATATCACCCAACCGTAACAGCGTCCGGAATTACTCCGGCAAACACTGCTTCTGCCATGCAGAATGAAGTGGACCGCATTCGTAAAATGCCTACGGGGCCACTGAAACAATCTACCCCGACCACAAGCGGTCGCGTTTCTGCCCCCGCTCCAACGCAGGCTAAAACCCCGCAAAGCCCAAACATGTATTACATGGACCCCGGCGATGGCGGTCCTATGCGTTCTTTGGGCCGTTCATTGCCAAATGGCATGTCTGTCGGGCAGCAACAGGGCGGTGGATACATTTCCGCCGTTCCAATTCCGCAACCGACGACTGGCATGCAGAAATTTCTCCAAGCGGATTATTCGGGACAAAATCCTGTTGCAAGGCCGCAAGCCAATGTTCCAATGCCTCCGCCTCGTCCCGCCAACTTGGGCCAGCCAACTCCGCAGCCGCAGACTAGGACTGAAGCCCCTGCAAATAAAGATTACGGTGACCGTACCCCGCCACTTGCCAGACAACAGGCTTCGGCACCTGTTGAAGATAAAGGGTGGCGTGATTTAGCTTTGGCGAAAAACCAAGAGTTTTCGGATTTGGGGTTAAGTGGTGATAAAGCGGGTGGCAGAATTAACCATGCGCACAAAATTGCTAAAGAGAAGGCAACCCCTTGCCACAGCGGTATTATCAACATGGCTGTTGGCGGTCGCACTGACCACATTCCAATGAACGTGCTTGAAGGTTCGTATGTCCTTCCTGCGGACATTGTTTCCGGTTTGGGTGAAGGCAATACTTTGGCTGGGTCAAAGATTCTGGACAACATGTTCCATTCTTCGCCGTATGCTACAAAAACACCGGACTTTAAAGCTAATCCTAAATTCCCTTCGGCTCCCCCGATGGGAGGGACTACTACAAACACGCCCGCTCGGGCTATGGGCGGTCGTTCTATGGCCCCTAAAAGCAAACCTGTTCCAATTGTTGCGGCTGGCGGTGAATACGTTGTTCACCCGGAAACCGTTACACAATTGGGAAAAGGTGATATGAATGCGGGGCACGAGTATCTTGATAACTTCGTCAAGTATGTTCGCGCCCATACCGCCAAGACGCTGCAAAATCTACCCGGCCCTCGGAAAGACTAAAAGGAGTCAATCTTTATGGAATACGACGTTCAGCTTGCCACCCTACCTATGGCGGAAGAAATAACTGACGTTTTGCTTGAAGGCCGCGATGAGGGGTTCGTATTCCCCCCTGATCGGGAAATTGTGCTTGAGTTCGTAAAAGACATTATGAACAAAAATGGCGGTTTGCTTGGCGTTATTGTCGGCGAAAGCGGAATAGAAGGCATTATTGGCGTTAAACTAGACAAATTCTGGTTTTCTGATCAATGGTATCTTTTTGATTTGTTTACGTTTGTCCACCCCGAATTTCGGCGTTCAACCCGCGCAAAGTGCTTGCTTGCGTTTGCAAAAAAGTGCGCAAAAGAAATGCAGCTTCCATTGGTAATGGGCATCATGTCCAACATTCGCACGGAAGCAAAATCCCGGTTGTACGAGCGTCAGTTTGACCGTGCCGGGAACTACTTTGTTTACAATAAAGAAAGTGCTGGAGTGGTATAATGGGTGGCAGCAGCGGTTCATCTACATCGACTTATAGCCCGCCGCCCGAAGTAGCGGCGGCGTATAAACAGTTATTGAGCAACGCTCAACCGTTGTTCACGGCCCCGTATCAGCCATATACCGCTGGTAAAGCCGAAACCGCGTCTGAAATGGTTCCGCTTACCGTTGCCCCGCAGACCCCTAACCAAGTAGCTGCTGGTCAAAATATCGCGTCTCTAGCGGGGTATTACCAGCCATACGCTAATGCTGCTACTGACCTTGTCCAACAGGGTTCGCAACCTATCCAGTTGCAGCAGTTTAACAACCAATCCGTTGGGCAGTATATGTCCCCGTTCATGCAGAACGTTATGGGATCAACTGTCGCCAACATCAACGAAACCAACGCACAGCAACAGCAACAGGTGCTGGGCAACGCTATAGCCAAAGGGGCGTACGGCGGTGACCGTGCGGGCATTGCGCAGTCCGAATTGGCTCGTCAACAGAACCTTGCGAACAACGCAACCCTCGCGAACATTGCTAACACTGGGTACAACTCCGCGTTGGGCCAGTTTAACGCGATGAACCAGCAAGGTATACAGGCGCAGTTGGGTAGCGGGCAGTTGGCTCAATCTGGCGCGTCAGCACTGGGTAACTTGGGCACTATGGGCCAGAATGCCGCTTTGCAACAGGCACAAGCCCAATACAACATTGGCGGGGCGCAGCAGCAGCAGAAACAGGCGGAGCTGTCTACCGCTTACCAGAACTACTTGAACCAGATTGCGTACCCGTATCAACAGGCGCAATTTGAAGGTGGTCTTATATCCGGCGTTGCATCTGGCTCCGGCGGGACAACCACGTCTACTCCAGCCCAGCCCGGTGCCGCAAACCAAATCATTGGTGGTTTGGGTGCGCTTGGCTCTCTTGGCAGTTTGTTTGGCGGTGGCGGCGGTGCCGCTGGTGCCGCTGGTGCCGCTGGTGCTGGCGGGTTCGGCAGTTTCTTGGGTGGCATTGGTAGTGGCGTTGGTGCCGCCGCAAGCGGCATTGGGGAGGGATTAGGCGCAGTTATTTCTGCTATTCCTTTTCTCTCCGATGAGCGGGCAAAAGAAAATATTCATCCGGTAGGCAAAACTTTTGACGGGCAAAATATTTACAAATTTAACTACAAGGGTGACCGCGCTACTCAGATTGGTTTGATGGCGCAAGAAGTTGAACACCACCACCCTTCCGCAGTGGGCGAATGGCATGGTTTGAAGACCGTCAACTATGATGCTGCAACAAAAGGCGCGGAACACCGTGGGCACTTTGCGCAAGGCGGCGATGTGCAACAGCAGCAAGGTTTGCTGGGCGTCAGCCCAATTGCTGGCATGACGGCATCTTCGTATTTGCCAACTGGGCAAAACGCAATGGCAAACCCACATATGCCGCAAGCCCCAACGGGCAAGCATCCAAATGATTTTTCAAAAGATCAATTGTCAGATGCCGTAAAAGGCATTCGCACGTTGATGGGCAAGCCGGACCCTTCAGCTAAACCGGATGCCAAAACTGATTCTCCCCCGCCAGTCCAGCCAATCTCGCCTATCCAGCAAGATGCGTTTGGCGGACGCATTCATCATTACGGGGTTGGCGGCGTTGCTGATGCCACTCCTGACGTAAAATCTGCTGCTGCATCTCCCGCCCACTCTGATTCGTTTGATGCTTTGAAAGCATCGCAACAGAAGTATACGCAAACGCTACCAAATGCCGGAGTTATTCCAGCACCCCAAACATCAACAGGTGTTACGGGCGGCGCAACCAACGGCACTCCCATAGACTCTAATGCTCAAGCGTTGCATAATCCCGGGTTGGCGCGAAGCAATTACAGCAATTTGGCAAACAGCGGGAATGCGTCTCTCGCGGACCTTCAAAGCGCGTACGATATCTATATGCGTTCGCATGCTACGCCAGAAGCCATTACGCAAGTTCAAATGGGGTCTGGGACACCAACTACGACCGAAGTGGCGTCTTCCGACAACTTTCTCAGCTCCGGCCCCGAAGGTGGCGGGGGTGGCGGCAACAATGCTTACGGGGGTCGCATTCACCCGCATCATTTTGGTGCTGGCGGCGGCATTTTAAATTATTCCGGGTTGCCCACTAAAAAAACAGTGGAAGAAGGGGCGCAAAGTGTTATTGGGTCCGGCGCAAGTTATGATCCCACACTGGCGTCCATTGCATCGCAAGATTACTTGCCCGAAGAAAAAGCTGCTCGTGGCGGCGTGATTGGTCGCGAGCATCATGCTGGCCCAGATGACACTAACGGTCAGAGCAACGTTGTGGGTAACGGTCCAACGCCTGACGAGGTCATTACGCAGGCTCTTCCTCGCATTAAACAGTTGGAAAGCGGCGGGAAGAACATCCCCAACGCAAGTGGTTCAGCCGCATACGGGCCATACCAGTTTATGCCCAATACTTTTTCGGGGACCGCACAACGCCATCCGGAATCAGGAGTTGATCCAAACGATCACAAAAACCCCGAAGCGCAAGAAAAACTTGCTCCATTCCACGCCCGTGATCTTGCGGAAGCCTACAAAAAAGCAAACCTTCCGTTTGACAACAACGCGTTGCGCATGGGTTGGGCATTTGGTGAACAAGGTGGTCCCGCATTCATGAAGGGTGCTGCCGCTGATCCCAATGCCCCATCGACAAGTCTTGCTGGTCAAGCCGCCATTAAAGCCAACCCGTCATGGTTCTTTAACCCAGATGGTTCAACCAAAACTGCGGCTCAGACAATTTCGTTCCTTACGGGCGGCATGAACGGGGCGGCACCACGTGCATCTGCCCCTCAAAGCCAGTCACAGGGGCAGGAACAGCCGCGCCAAGGCCCAATGCAACTTAACCAAACGGCTACCAAAGAAGGTTTGTCTGGCATGCTGGGCATTTCCATGACAGATAACCAGCGTCTGGCGGCGTTCAATGCGTTTGCAAAACTCGCTGGCACACCCGGCAAGTTTGGGGTTGGCTTGGCTGCTGCCGCAGATACGTATTCCAAAACACTTATGGAAGCAAACAAACAGCAGCGTGAAGGTTATACCGCCGAAAGCGAAGCAAAACTCCGCGCTGAACAGGCTACATCGCAGCGCGTCAAACAGGAAGGCATGACCACGCAAGTACGTAAAACCGACCCTGTTACTGGTGCCGTTACTGTTGAAAACCAAATTATCCCTCCCGGACAAACAGCAACGTTTGCTGGGCAGGGCCAAACTGGCTCTGGGTCTTCCACTGCAACAGGTGCACCTTCGGCCCCGTCTTCCCCTCAAACCCCAAAAGAAATTAACTTGCTTGGGCCTGTTGCTGCGGGCGAAGACGGCACGGCAAAATTTGATACGTTGCAAAAACTTGCGGATGAAGCACTTAAAACTTATTCCGCCACTCCGGGAGAAGCCCAAAAAATGTATTTTAGCAAATCCGCCGAATTGTATGAAAATCAAAAAGCCGCAAACGCATCACGTCCGGATTTGAAATCAGCAATTCAGTCGGTTTCGGAAATGGGTGGCGGCGGCTTAACGGGTGCTGGCCCGGGGTCTGAATACCGTACGGCAATTGCAAATTACATCAACCTTGGATTGCGCAGTTTTGGTGTCGAAGGCGGGATCAACGAACGCGATATCGCGAACAAGCAAGTTCTCGATAAACTTGCAACTATTCAAGCCAACCAAGCTCACGGCAGTAATGCAGCCCGGTGGCTGGATAGCGTTAAAAACGCTTACCCCCAAACCGAATTGACCGAACAAGCCGCTAAAAATTTGACTGCATCTTTGATGGTTACCAATACCATGCACAATGATATGGGTAATTTTGCAAACGAGTACGGCAAAAGAACCTACGGTATGGGGTACAACGTTACGCAGGCGTTCAACCAAGTTAATCCCGCCAATCTTTATTCTCAAGCGAAAGATGATATCGCTCGTTTGATGATTGAAAGAAATGGAACAATTCCTACAAAAGACGGTCGTTCTGTTCGCGGAAATCCAGTTTCGGCACTTGCGATGGGAGTTATGACCCCAGAAGAATTTAACGACTACGCACGGCGCAATGGTTCTAAAATTTCCAATTTGGCCCGGTTTGTAACTGGCGGGGAGTAATATGGCTGACCAATTTGACGCTGATGCCGTTTTTGGAAAACCAAGCAACCCCCAACCGCAAGGCGGGGGGCAGGGCATGCCGTCCGGAAAGCCGTCTGGCTCCATAGACCCTGACGCTATATTTGGTAAGCCGGGCCAACCATCTCCGGGGTCTGGCAAGCCATCCTCTTCCGATGATCAAGAATACGAATCAAAAGTTCGATCTTTGATGCCAAAGGCCCGCGAGTTTATTTCGAAAGACGGCGATGTGCTTTCTAAAGGTACACCCGGAGCATTTGTGGAAGGCGTGGGCAAAGTTGGGGAATGGACAGGCTTGCGCACCGCTACTCGTGGCGCGATGGCGGCTTTAGGGTCTGGAGAAGGCAAGAACTTTTCCGAACGCTACAACCAGTTAAAAGCCGAAGACGAGGCTGTCGCACGTGCGTATGAAGAAAAGCATGCTATCGCAAAAGGTGCGGGGGAACTGGCTGGCGTTGTCGGGACAACCCTACTGGCCCCCCAAACATTGGCTATTTCCGGACCCGTAGAAGCTGCGGCACTTGCGCGTGGGGTTGGTCCTACAGCCGCTAAGGTAGCGGGAATGGGTGCGGAAGGTGCTGCGTGGGGCGCGGGTACTGCCGCTGGAGAAAAAGCGTTTGGGACAAAAAGTGAACATGATGAACCGGGGATTATAAACTCCGCTTTGGTTGGCGGTGCGGGCGGTGCTGGCCTTGGCTTTATTGGCAAAGGTGTGTCATCTGCTTATGGGAATTACGCCCCAGAATGGATCAAGGGCGCGTTAAGCAAAGATTACCAGACCAAAACGTTTACCCAAAAGTGGATGGATGACATAGCGAATGGGTCCGCCAAAATGGATATGGCGGAATACAAAAAAGCCCTTGATAATGGTCAGCCAGTTAGTTTGCTAGATGTTGGCGGGGATTCCACGCAAGAGTGGCTTCGCAAGGCGTTTAAAGGCCGTGGACAGGCATTGGACGAGTTCCAACTAAAAGCATCCCAACGGCTTGAAGGCGAAGGTGAACGGTTTGATGCGTTCCTGCAAAAGTATGCGGGAACTGACGGGTCCATTAACCAAGACCAAATTCGGCAAGCCGCAAAAGACTACGCCGAAAAAATTAATGACACGAATTACCAACGTGCTGCATGGCGACCCGAAAACGGTAAAGGGTCATGGAAAGACAGTTGGATGACTCATTTTGACGATCCCGATGTTGCGGGAGCGTTTGGTGATGCTGTTTCTACAATGAAACGCAAATATGGCGACGAATTTACAAGCCCTTTGTCCGCTGCGGGAGAAGCCCCTATTGACAGCCTTCTTGGCAAAGGGTTGGATAAAAAAGCAGTCCAACAATTAAAAAATGCAGGCATTGAAACAGTAGGCGATATAGCGGGCAAAACAGAAGCGGAATTGCTTGAAGCCATTTCTGTTTCCCCAAAATCTGACAGCCATCAAGCGCAAACTGCTGCAAAGCGGCAAACGCAAAAACTTGCTGATTCCGTTATGTCCGCCACCAAGGGCATTGATCCCGAAGCGGGGGTTATAAACCCAGAACTTGTTAACGTGGAGTTTTTGGATCGTTGGCAACGCGCATTGAACTACCGTGCCGAATCTCTCGCCAAAAATCGTCCAGAACTAAACATGGACTTTGTCAAACGCTTACAGGATTTGCGCGGAGACATTGTTGGCTCTTTAAAGAACCCAAAAAGTTCGTTGTACAACGAGGCTTTTGATACTGCGCACACGCAAGCGGCGCAGTTTCATCGTGAAAATGATGCTTTTTCGGCAGGGCAGGAACTTTTGCGCAGGCTTTCAAATGGGGAAAAAGCTTCCGAAATTGCGAATACTACTGCTGGCATGACCGCTCAGGAAAAAGAATTTTTCACCAAAGGCATTTTGGGCCAGATGGTGGAGCAAGGTTTACAGGGCGGAAGCGACGGGCGCGGCATTAAATACCAGACATTGAAGAACTGGCTGTCCAATCCGCACGTCAACACCGCTATGAACAACACTTTGGGTGAAGCCCAATTTACTAATCTTCGGGCATTTTTAAAAGCCGAAGTTGCAATGGGGGACGCCGCTAGAATCGCGAATACATACGGCAAGACCAACACGGATTACCGTGGGTTTCTCCCGTATATGCTTTTTGGCGGGCTTGAACATTACTTGACATCTCTTGGTGGGTTTGTGTCTCCGTTCGCAATGGCTGCTTATCAGGCGGCGGATTATTATGCGGGTCGAAAGTTTGCGACATCTCTTGCCGAAAAGATGATGACCCAAGACCCAAAAATGATTGAAGAAGCTATAGATTCAATTCAAAAAAATCCCAAAATGTCCGCGTATTTTTCGCAAGTATTGGGGAAGGCTTTGCCCTCTATGGTTGGTGCCATGTCCGGAAGCCCACCTGTTCAACGCCACGCTGCTGGTGGTGCTGTCCACATGCAGGATGGCGGCGTACCGCCTCGTGAATTGGACGAGAGAGGCATGTACAGCGAAGGTGCGGAGACTGCCCGCAGAATCCTGCCTAGAACCCAAGGAAGCGGCCCAGAGTTCATTCAACGCTTGCTAGGCAAGGGTGTAAGGCCTGATGAACTGCACCATACCCGTATTGGCGGCATTCCTCTTCGTCATATGGGTACGGGCGAATTGCATCCAGCGGTACAAGGCCAGATTGGCGGTCACGAACTGGCTGACTTGATTCACAATAATGCGCCAAAAATGGAACGCATCAATCGGAATGACTGGTCTAGAGATTACAAACCAACATACACATCTCGTAGTTTGAAATTAAACGCCGCTAAAGATTATTCGGAATTAAACGTTGCAAAGCAAACAAACCCTAACCAAGAAGTTTTTTCACCGCCCGCGAAGGACTTTACTGTCATTCCGCAACTCACGGGTTTTTCAGCATATGCGCGTCAAAATGCAAAAAACGTTTCAAATTCAACTTTTATGCCAATAGATGATTTGAGCGAAAGATATTCTTCAATTTGGGACAACCAAAAAAATAGGGGTATAGGAACCTATGGGAGAACTCATGATCGATTTGGGAATTATCAAGGGTTAATACCCGTTGATGAAGACATTAATAGCGAAAATTTTGCGGAAAAACGCCCGGCTTTACAACAGGCCGCTCAAAAAGTTGCGTTGAATAAATTTAAGAAAAACGTTATTCCAACAATGGAACATTTTACGGATGTTCCAAATTTGGCGTATCATGCGCGTATGTCGGATATCCCTCTTCAAAAAAACGGGAAAACCGTTAGCAATTTAAATATTGAAGAAGCGCAATCGGATGCGGCGCGACGCTATGACAGAAGCCAGCGCGGTAATAAAAATACACCAAATATCATAGGGTATGATCCCGCAACGCACAAAAAAATGTATGAGGAAGCGGCTGCGGCGCAGGAACGCCTTCGTGCTTCCGATGAGCCTTTTTACAAAACAGGAATAGATCATAAAATTATAGATGATTATGATGCTTATTTACAGAAACTATCGGGCGGGAACGATGCCGTTCCGGATGTCCCTTACATTGAATCAAATAAGTCATGGCAACGTGCGTTGGCAAAAGACGTTCTTCGCAAAGCCGCATCGAGTGGGTACGAAAGCATTACCGTCACCCCGTGGGAAGAACAAGTTCGCCGCGCCAGACACTCTGTACCCGTTGATAAACTTATGATTTCATCGATACCCGCATTTAGACATGGGTCTAACAGCCCGGAAACATTTGCAATTTCCGGTTATCCAATCAACATGCAAATGGATGATTTAAAGAAAATTTACGGGGATCGTATAGAAACGCTTATCCGTAATCATATTCCGGAAGGTCAACGCGGTCATGCCGTTATTCCAAGTGATCCGTACGGGAAAAAACCATTTTACGCGTTTTTGCCTGACGAAGAAGACATTGATTCAGACGATAGTGATGAAGTTGAAAATTTTATCGCTAAAGCTATTGATGGCGGCAAAGCAACGCGCCGGAAGGCAGAGGTTCATAATGCTTTTATTAAACAATTGCAAAACGTCATTAATGAAGAACATGACCCGCATTTCAAAATTGATTACTCCCATAGTGATAAACACGAACATCCGGATCATTTGTTTGAAGGTTCTGACAGCAGTAAATTGGTTGCGCCGGGAGCTTTCCTGTCTCCAGAACTGCGTGACAGCATCTTTAAAAAAGGTTTTAAGCGGTTTAAAAAGGGCGGTTACGTCACGGACAACCTGACGCATCCCATCAACCCCGCAAAAGGGTATGCTTTTGGGGGTTCCGCCAACCAAATGCGTATGGTGAACAAGTCCATCCATATGCCTAAGCCGGGTGACGAAGATTTTGTTGGGCCGACAATGAGTACTTCGTCATACGACCCCAACAAATCGGGTGCGTTTGACAAGTTAAACATGTTCGGGGAACGCAACATCCATTGGACCCCTGATCTGGGCCATGCTGCATCGCGTGGGTATCGAGTTGATAAGACTGGGCGCACTATGCGGTCTACTGGCGGTCGTATCCCAGATGCTGACAAACTGTTTAAGTCTGCTAAGAAATACGTAGACAGCCATACCAAACATCTTCTAGATGTTCCCGATGACGCTATTGTTAAAGCACTCCGTGTAGCACAGAAAAAGGTTTAATCATGGTTTCGACGTATAGCCCCAACAAAAACTTGGAATTGCCGGGCAATGGCGACTATGTTGATACATGGAACGTCCCCGCTAACTCCGATTTTACCGTCATCGATAAAGCGTTTGGCAGCACTCAAACTTATACTTTGAGCAGTTCAAACGTCACCGTAACTACGTCCGAAAGTCAAAATCTTCGCATTTACTTGCAAGGTACTTTGACGGCTAACGTCAACATCCTCCTACCCGCAGTAGGGGGTATGTGGATCGTGGACAACGAGACCACGGGCAGCTTTACGGTAACCGTTAAAACAGTTGCTGGCGGCAGCACTGGCGTTGCGGTAAGTCAGGGTGTGCGTTCGTTTATTACGGCAAATGGAACTAACGTTTACTTCGCGGATGACCGCGTAACTCCGTATACGGCTCCGCAGGATTTGAGTACGACATCCACTACCGTTCGCTTTAACAGCATTGGGATTGGAACTACCGCATCTGGTACCGCGGGTGAAATCCGCGCTACGGGCAATATTACCGCGTATTATTCAGATAAACGTTTGAAAAAAGACATCGAACCTATCGATAATGCGTTGGAAATGCTTGCGGGCATTCGTGGCGTTAGATACGTCCAAAATGAAATAGCGGCTGCGATGGGATACAACGACCCAGCAGTGCAAGTTGGTGTCATCGCGCAGGAAGTACAGGCTGTATTGCCGGAAGCTGTTACCGCCGCCCCGTTTGATATTGGCATGGATGGTAAAAGCATGAGCGGCGAAAACTATCTGACTGTTCGGTATGATCGGATTATCCCCCTACTTATTCAGGCGGTGAAAGAACTGTCAGACGAAGTCGCGGCTCTTAAAGCGAGGTAACCGATGGCGACTCCAGTTAGCGGGCCAATTAGCTTTGCGGATATCCAAGCCGCCTTTGGGTTTGGCTATGGCATGAATAACTACCAGTATAGCCGTTGGTATCAGCCAGCGTCGCTTGTTTATGGCAATTTTTCGGCTAACCAAATTAGTTTTTCGGATTTTTATAACAAACAGGGGACTGACCCTGCGGGTAATGGAAGCGTGACTTACTCTTCCGCTAGCACAAACTATTTTACGGTTCCATTGTTCCGCAACACATTGACCGTTGATGTCTGGGGTGCGGGTGGCGGCGGCGGCGGGTACATTTACGACAACCTATACGGGGCGACGGGGGGGACTTCATACGTTACGTTTTCAAACTCCCTTTCAATTTCCGCGAACGGTGGCACGGGCGGTCAAGATGCTGCCACTAGCAGATATGGCGGGTTGGTCTACGGGGATAACGGCGTAGGTGGAGCCGCATCCGGCAACGTACTGTCCACGACAGGCAACGCTGGGTACAGCCTTGGGGTTGGGGCTGGTGCGCCTAATGGTGGCGGTGATATTGCCCCCGGGTTTAGACAAACCCCTGCTCCTAACGGTTCTGCCCCCGGCGGGGGTGGCGCAGGGTTTTATTTCGATACGGGCGGCAAGTTTCCAGCCGTTGCTGGCGGGGCTGGCAGCGGAGGGCGTGCTAAGTCAACATGGGCTTCCGCTTCCCTCCCTACGGGCACAACAGCGACTGTTGTTGTCGGGGGTGGTGGTGCACCCGGGAATTCCTACGGCGGGTACGGGGCTGATGGTAAAATAACAATCTCGTGGAGTTAACATGGACCCGTTAACAATCCTCGCGGCGGCACAAGCGGCGTATGCAGGCATCCAAGCTGGCATCGCTGCGGGTAAAGAAATCCAAGGCATGGCTGCGGACCTGTCTGAATTGTGGGGCAACCTTGCGAAGTTGACTCAAATTGCGGCGGAGCCACAACAGAAAACTTTCTTTAACGACAAAAGCGCGGAACAGATTGCGATTGAACGTTACGCCGCTAAAGCGGAAGCGCACGATCTTGCATTAAAAGCTCGCAATTTGTTTATTGGGGCGTACGGCCTAGCCGCGTGGGATCAGGTCCAGCGGGAAGTCATCAATATCCGCAAGGAAATTGAACGCAAGAAATGGGAAGAAGAACGCGAAAGAGCCGCCAGACTAGAAGAACTACGCGAAGCTGGCGTTGTAACATTCATCGTTCTATTGCTGTTAAGTATAATGTTGGCAATAGGCGTTATACTTTTAGGGGTTAAATGACAATGAACGAAGCAGAAGCCGCACAAGTCAAAATGCAGGAAATCCTTGCGGCATCAGCTAGCAAGGGCGCATTGATCGAAAAGATTGTTTTCGCAGGAATACCAATCCTATTTTCTTGCGTTGTATACCTCATGACGGCGCTTAGCACAGCAAATAACGAAATTATTCAATTAAAATCTAGGATCGCTATTGTTGTAAATAGCGAAAATAAAGCAATTCCTCCGCAAGGAACGACCATCGACATGGCCCAAATCCGCGAACAACTGAACGACAAAATTGACAAAGTTGAACGTGATGCGGCTCTTGCCCGTGCGGCAATGACATTGGACCGAGAAAGATCAATGGCGGCAATTGATCGTCAGCGTCTTGAAATGAACGCAGATGCTTCTATCGCTCGTGCCGCAATACGAGCAGAAGCGGCGGTTGCCCGTGCCGAACTGGATAAACGAATTGCTCTGATTGAAGCGAGGATTAAATAAATGGACCTTGGCATATTTGGAAAGTTGATCGAAAATGTTGCACCGACTATCGCTACCGCTCTTGGCGGTCCTGTTGCTGGCATGGCAGTCAAAGCTCTATCCAACGCGCTCTTGGGGCACGGTGACGGATCAGAAGATGACATTAGAACTGCACTCGCTACTGCAACACCCGACCAAATCGCTGCAATCCGCAAAGTAGACGCTGACTTCAAGGTTCAGATGAAAAGTCTGGACATTGATCTTGTCAAGATTGCTGCCAGCGATAGGGCTTCCGCACGGGAAATGGCAATAGGAACGCATTCTTTTACCCCGTCCGTTATGTCCTATGTCATCGTCGTGTGCTGGGCGATCATTCAATACTTCCTATTCACGCACGTCATCGAGGCCTCTATGCGGGAATTGATTGCGCGTGTTCTTGGTACGCTGGACGGTGCGCTGATGCTCGTCCTGTCATTCTGGTTCGGTAGTAGCAACCCCCCAATGGGAGATAAAAAATGAATTTTATAGGTTCCGCACGGAAAGCCACCGAAGACGATTTTAAGGCGGCTGCGGATTCAATAGGAGTCCCTCTAGCGGCGTTTAAGGCCGTGACGGCTGTAGAGGCCGCTGGATCAGGGTTTGACTCTGACAAACGTCCTAAAGCCCTTTTCGAGCGGCATATATTCTATCGGGAACTCCGCACCCAGCCAGACATGCAACAGTTGGCTATGGATGAGAAATTGGCGTACCCCAAATGGGGCCAGCTTCCCTACCCTAAAGGGTCGGATGCCGTGTACGAAGAGATCGAACGCGCCTGCAAAATTGACGAAGATGCCGCCCTGTGTTCCGTATCGTGGGGTCTGGGCCAAATCATGGGTATGAACTGGGTTATGGTTGGCTGCGATTCTGTTAAACAAATGGTTGAACAGGCGATGGAATCGGAAGGGAATCAACTGGTCCACATGGCGAAATTTATCAAAGCGGCAAAATTGGATGTTCCCCTCGCGAGACTCGATTGGGCAGCCTTCGCTAAGGGTTATAATGGGCCGGGGTATGCAGTGAACCGCTACGACGTAAAACTCGCGGATCATTATGCTTCTTATGCTTGACAGAATCCGATGTCCCACATACGTTGGGGACTCTTCCTCCCTAGAACTCAGGCGGGCTTCGGTCCGCCTCTTTTTTTATCTCCAGTTTGACGCGGTACCGTGTTTTGGAACGCTTTTTCAAACTGCGGTAAGTCCCATCAAGATACACTGGCTCCGTTTCCAACCAATCAATGCTTTTGAGCCGCTTGATGCACTCGTAGATTGATGATTTGGGGAGTGACATCATCTCCGCCAGATCACTGATATCCGCATCGAACGGCTGCGTCCCATGCGTGTCAAGCATACGTAAGATCAAGATTTGGTCGCGAGGGGTAATAGCCCTAGCCCAAACGATAGTCTGAATAAGGTTCATTTTACCCACCAGTTTTCCGGAACGGGGATGTTCTCCCTGCCAAGCGTTGGATTTGCTTGCGCCCGAATGTCGTAATTGGGGAATGTCCACATTTCTCCGGTTTCGCGGATAGCACAAACCCAGAACAAATGGTGATCCTCGCTATAATCCAATAAGAAATGCGCGTTTGCTGGACCTTTTGGGGTCAGTACGGGCATAGATGGGTCAATCCTGTGTATTAATGCCATTATTATCTTCCTCTGCTGGGCCACTATATTCTTTTTCAACCAAACATGCTTCTCTCAAAGCGTGGACAAACCCAATTTTGGCAAGAAGGATCAACTCCTCGCGGGTGCATTCCAATTGGACTTTCGCACCGCCGTCAGGCAGTTCGTAAATCTCCAAAACTTCCATTGTCCTTATCCCTTGTTTATTTAACATTGGAAGTTAAATTTTCCAGAAAGTATGCCTAATAGTTTCGCCGTTTTGGTCCAGCGTATGGCTTACTAAATTTGTTTTTAACTGGTCAATTGACGCGAACGCTTTCAATTCCCAATCTTCGTATTCGATCTTTCCGCGCAATGGCGAGTACCCAAATCTTTCCGATGGGGCCATCATTGGCTTCCCGCTTTCCCTACTAAAGGCGGAAAACACTTCCGCGTTGGAAATGTACGGGTTTGTTTCCGGATTTTTGTCCGTGTATTCATAACTTGTAATACTCGCGACATTATCGAACCAAGGTTCTCCCGCGACAAAAGATGCGGGCCTAGCGTCATATATCTCGTGTATGAACTGTGTGCCGTTAAGGAGCAGCCCGCTAACGTACGCAAACGGTTTGGGAAGGGCTTTGACGGGCATCAGAAGCCCGGGAGTCGTGATTACGATAGGAGCCGCTACAAGCCCCCTTAAAAACGATCTACGTTCCATCATTTTGGTGGCTCCGGTAATGGCATCCAGTGAGTCGCACTAATAAGGTATGCGCCCTGATTGCCTTTCGAATTTTCAGAATAGTATGTGCCGTATTCCCAAAGGCTCTCTTCTAAACCGTCATGTTGGTGACAGTATCGGGCAACTGCTATTTTGCCATCAATAGAAGTTATGGTTCCATTGTTTAAAGTATTATAGACGAGAACAAGCGTCCCATCTTTTGGGGCAGTTTCAATTGGCAACCACCCATCAAATTCATTTGCAGTTGCGGCAATCGGGGAAATTCCCAACAGTGTCAAAAAATTACGTTTATTCATCATTGTGGTGGCTCCGGTAATGGCATCCAACATTTAAACGTTTCCCAAGTTGGACCGTTAACTTCTTCACAATATAAACCAATCCAGACATCTGCATTTTGATCATAATATGCAATAGAAACTTGTTCCCCATCCCAAATCAAAATATTGGTATCATTCATTGGCGCAGTTTCTATCGGTTGCCAATCCATTTTACTTCTCCCTTAGTACGACTGAACCGTCCATCTTGCGTTTGTATTTTGACTGCCTTCCAAACGGCAACGGTGATTTTGATACTCGAACTCCGATATGACGTGCTTCACGCCTTTTTGCTTTAGCGATGTTGCCAACATCTTCCGTCGTCTTTGTGCGATGGCATTTGATGTGAGCGGGAGACCAATTGCTTTCGTCGTCCGTTCCGCCCATAGCAAAAGGGATAACATGTTCCACCTCCCATGCTTCACCGACATTAATTTTACCTCCACAAATATGACAGACCCCGCCGTGGGCCGCGAATAACGTGACCCTCTTCTTGGTGGAAATTGTTTTGCGACTCACCACGGGATTTCATCGTCCACGAGTGGCTTGGACTGCTGACGCTGGGCTTCGTATGCTGGCTTCGCGTTGCTCTGTGGCGGCTGGTAAACATCGCCAATCTTGCCAGAATAGAATTGGTTGCCATTCTTCGATGTCTTTTCCCACATCAAAAAATTGAACTTTTTGCCCTCTTTATTAATAGTTCCCGTAAAGTCAGGGGACTTTTCCGACTTCTTTTTATTGTTCTTAAACAGAACAAAATCACCGTCTTTTTCTTCGTAACTCATGGCTTTCTCCATACATCTTCAAAGTTAAGGCCTAACATCTTTTCGACTTCTTCGATTAGTTCCTTTTTACCCATGCCTTTAATGACATCCGACACAATCAAATCTAACGATGCGTCAAAGAACTCCCGAAACTCCGTTTGGTCCATAGCCGCAAACCCCGTAGATTTTGCGACCCACCATATTTTTTCATCGTGGAACCTAACCTCTTCGACGTACCCCAACCGAATCTTCAACCACAACAGCAGTTGGTCCGGTTTGTTGTATTCGTCATGGTTCTCCACGACCTTCTTCAAAATGCCCCAAAAGAATCGGTGGTGCCGACTGCTTCTGTCGCGTTTGATTTTGACCGTGTAGGCAGTTCCTTCCCGAAGTTGCGTTAACAACTCCTCATCCACCGGAGACGAGGGGATCAATGTTGACCCCCTCCGGATGACTGCTATTTCCTGCATCATTTGACTTCCGCAAGCCTGTCGAAAAATACTTTTTTGACCGATTCGCGATCCGATGGGAGAAGGCTATCTTTCCGCTCCGTGTTAATCGCGTTCCACTTTTCCAATGCCTTTTTGTCGTAAAGGTTATTGATCTCGTGCCAGAGGGTATTTGCCAGCACCTTACTTTCCTCGGGGGTCAGACCAATCGTCGCCATCTGTTTTTCCGTGGCTTTAGCAACAGCCTTGGCAACGACAGTATCCGGCTTTTTGTCCCCGTGGGTCGCAACGTTCCCGTCATCGTCATCTTCGCCAGCGATGCCCACAAGGGCAAAAAGGGCATACCGCCGTGCGTAAGTTAAGGCAGAACCCATCTCTTGCGCTTTCGCCAGTTTCGTGACCGGATAGGTGCCTTCGATCCATTGACCCGTTACATGTAACAGGCGGGTATGAAGGATCACACGATCTTCGCCAGCGGACGTAAGTTGGATAAAGGATAGCCCCTGCTCCGACAGGCCTTTACGGACCACGTCAAGCGCATCCGCCAAGTCAACGTATGTGCTGTTAAAGAACGGGTTAGTTTTGTTCTTTGGCGGGTTTTTAAACGTCGATTGGAATGCTGCAAGTGCCGTAGCAAGTGCATCCAAATCTCCACTGGAAGTAATCATTCTTTTTCTCCTTTCATGCGCAACGTTCCGCGCTTATCGCGCTTCAACGTAATCCCGTGCCCGAACGCTTCGATCACGTCCGGTTCTACCAACTGCTTGAGTGCCGCCACTGAACGGTCGTACACCCGCTTGTAGGAAGTCATTTCACCTATTTCGACAGCCAAATACGCCCATTCATTATTACCGCTCATATCGACACGGCGAATAGGATCGACAGGCGCATTAGCGGTTGTGACAAACGGCGCATAGTCACCTTGCACAGATGCCCAAAAGTTTTCCGCTGCCCCTTGGACGATGGAACCGTAGATTTCATCGTACGAAACATCATACCGTTCCCACTTCAAAGTTCCGTAAAATACGGATAATACGGAATTCTTAACACCGCACACGTTCATGTTGTGGTGCAGTTGCGGCATGTACCGAACAACAATGTCTTCGTCCTTTGAGAAGGCGGAAACATGTTTCGCTTCGAACACAGTTTGCCCGTCATCCGTCAATCCGTCCAACGTGCAAGTCAAGTACGGAATGTCCGGATGTACACGTTCATCCCCCATGTTTGTAACCACACGGCCCGTTTCTTCTTGGAACCATTGGACGTTAAACGGCTCCGTAAAAGACCCCATGCGGACAGGCAAAATGCGAGACAAATCTTCCGATTCTATGTCCCCGCGCTTCTGTTTCCACAGTTTGGAAATCTTTTCTTCATTGCCCGACATAATGATGTTCATGTCAGAACCGCCAATAGAATAGCGGCGTTTGCGTATCTGTTCTGGTGTCAGACTCATTGTTTTGCTCCTTTTTAACAATGCAACAATATTTTAGGACAAGTTAATTAGTGTGTCAACTTTTATTTTAATGGTGGGGGGAGCTTGTGTAGCACTGAGTGCTACAGGTTGGCTCCCCTGCCGAATGACAACCGTGCAGTTGGACAATGCCAAAAGCAACAAAATGTACGCGACAACCACCATAACGGCTTGAACCTTGGGCAATATCATTTTATCGGGTCTTCACTCATTTGCTTTGCCAATTCGGCCTCAATGGTGGCAGCAACCACGTCATCAAAGTCAGAGGTGTGCGGGGCGGCAAACTGCGCGGCAAAGGCAGTGTACGCCGTCAAGTCAATCCAACTGTCCTGATGGTCACGGTTGTGCGCCAAACGGGCCATTTTCACCGCCATCATAACGACAGCGATATCGAATGCCGTAAATTTCTTGTCGAGTAAGGAACTGGCAATAGTTGCCGCCCGTATGAAATTGGGGCGGATTTCACCATACTCATTACCACGCTGTTGGATTGTCGTCAGTGCGGAAGATAATACATCGATGCTATTCATAGTGCTGCTCCTGTTTCAATTGTACGTAGCCAACGCTTCAATTCGCCTTGAATGTTAAGGAAAGTTCTGTTGTCACTTGGGCTTGCGCTTGTAACAAACATTTTTTCGTTACCCATTTTCTTGGCGTAGTACTTGATATGTCGCTTTGTTTTGACAACGACAACATCACATTGGTGGCTTTGCAAAAAGCCTGTCATTTCCCGTATTCTTTTGTTTGTACTCATCCGTATTCTCCTTCTTATACGTGTAATACAATTTGTAATGTTCTTCGCACCAAGAGCACCCCGCTTTCATTATGCCCAAACCGCAATATTGCGTATAAATGCCATCCACCTCCCCAAAAATAGCGTGACAGTATTTGTCACTCATTTCCATAAACGTCTTGGTGGGCTTTAATTCTGGCTTGTCAGGAATTGAAGGGGAAACAATAGGGGCCGATTTTTTCCCTTTTTCTTGTTCTGGTTTTGTGCCAGCAATTCCACCTTGCGTGTGCGCCAGTCTCAAACCTTGCCGTTTAAAATACCCAATGACCGCACTTTTGCTGCGCCCTATGGCCCGCCCTATCTCCAGTGCCGTATGACCCTTTTCGACCATGTCACGGGCGGTTTTAAGTTCGTGAACGCTCCAATACTTGATGATCGTGCCCATCACCACCCCCCCTTAAACACGTCACGCAAGACATTCCACATCATGTAAGTCATCAAAACCATTGCGCCGCCAATCATAAACAAACCCCAAAGAATAAAGATAACTTGAAATATTTCTATCATTAGTTTTTCCCCCAATGATTTATTGATACAAAACCTCGAACTATAGCCACTATTTTCAGAGTCTTTGTATCAATCCATAAACAGACCCCAGAGCATAAAAACAACTTGAAATATTTTTACCATCAATCTTTCGCCCATGCCCTGTCATAGTCTTCGTCATTCTGCCTCCTATCGTATTCGTCACGGCCCTGATCCGTTTCCCAATACTTTTCCTCCCATTCGCTTGCTATGAACCGCGCTTGCCGCACTTCTTCCCAAAGCCGCTTAGTTTCATTCTTCAATGCAAGGATAAGTTCTAATTGATCACCCAATTGCACCCGAATCGCTTCAATTTCTTCCCACGCTTCCCGATGAAGCGGGTCTCCCAAAAACGAATACGAATCTTTTAGTTTGTCAACGATGTCCATTGTGTTCTCCTTTCACATGCTGGATATTTTTTCGCATCAATATCAACCAAAATAACAATCGTGACAGCAATGAACAAAACCAATGCTGTGACCACCATTGTAGAAACTATTGTTTCTATAAGCCTAAACATCATTCCCCCTCTTTTATGATTGACATCAAACCATACTCAACATATAGTTGTCAAGCGTTAGTTTAAAGGAATAATAACAAAATGACACACAAGGTAGCCACACGCGTCATCAACAAACTTGGTGGCGTTCGCGCCGTATCGTTGATGCTAGGTCTGTCGCCGCAAGCGATATACCGTTGGACATGGCCTAAAGAAAACTTTGGGGGTGGTGGGTTGATTCCGCATCGCCGCCAGTTAGAACTTATGGTTGCCGCACGTCAGCGTGGCATTGAACTGACTCCCGATGACTTTTTCCCAAGGATGCCCAATGCCTCCGAGATACCGAGTGTCACCGAAGAAAGACCGCACGATTAACGGTATTGTTTTTGATAGCAAGACAGAAGCATATCGGTACGTTGAACTAGGTTTGATGCAAAAGGCTGGGGAAATACACCACTTGGAACTCCAGCCCAAGTTCAAAGTCTACATCAATCTGCAATTGTACTGCACGTACACTGCCGACTTCCGTTATTTCGATGACAGGATTGGGGAGTGGATTATCGAAGACGTGAAAAGCCGTGGTACTATGATGGATACGGCGTTCAAACTTCGGAAGAAGGCGGCTGAACTTTACCACAAAATAACAATCACATTGTTCGTGGATGGAAAAGCATTGACAAAAAAGATTCGCCGCCCTAGGGTTAAAAAGATAGCACCCCCGGAATGAACCGGAGGTGCTTAATGGAAGGACGGGGTGGCAACCCCTAATTCCGAATATGCACGGGAAAATATCGGAACTGGCTCTTTTATAAGCCGCCCGTGTTCTCCTCGTCAAGCACATAGGAGAACACAATGTCGCATAAAGCCACTTCATGGGCATGGTCCCAAAAATCAATTTCCCATTCCGCTAAACTCGTGCTTTTGGCACTTGCAGATCGTTTTAACGCCGACACAGGCGATTGCTTCCCGTCTAGATCACGGCTGGAGGAAGATTGCTGTATGCCCCGTACGAGCATCAAACGCGCTATAGACGAGCTTGAAAAAGCGGGTCTTGTGACCGCCGTGGCTCGTCACGATAAACTTGGGCGCAACAAATCAAACCAGTACGAATTGCATATGGACGGTTATTCACCCGTGGTCAAACACCGCCAAGACGAGGGGACCGTATTGGACCCCCTAGGGGGCCATGATGGACCAAGGGAGGGGGCCACTGTGGACCCCAAACCTGTAATAGATAACCATACATTAACTACGTTAATGAAAGACGATAAGCCGCCTGTAGTTAACGATGGTGCAAAGTTTTGGGATGAGGCTGTCGGCTCTCTCCTCGTGTTGGGCCTCGTGGAGTCAACAGCGCGTCAATTCACTGGGCGGTGCCTTAAATGGGCGAAGGGCGACCAGCAGCGCGTCCTCGATGTTTTTACGGCGGCTCTAAACGCTGGACCCCGCGACCCAGTTCCGTACATTTCGAAGATACTTTCGAAACCCACTATAGGCCTTGAAAAGAAAAGGAACGATTACAATGAAGCAGTAGCCGAACTTATGTCACGACCTTCCCCAGATGGAGCATGGAACAACTATGGAAAATGGACCCCAGAGCCAGTTGATGACACCAATGGAACTCGCAAGCAGGATAGCGAGTGCGTATACTCTGACCCTTTTGCCGAACCCGACGCAGTATATGAAGTTGGTGGAGGAAGTGTTGGTGACGTACGACCAAAAGGTGATCCAGAAACTCGCGGACCCAAGGGCGGGTATCTTAGCGAAATGCAAATACCCTCCCTCAATATCTGAAATTGTCGAAATGGCGAATTCTATTAACAAACCAAGGAGTAAGAACTTTGTTTAACGAAACAACAAACATCGATTTCTACCGCAACAGCGTCAGCGAAGTGACAAAGTCCAAGCCGCGCAAAATTACGGAATGGTCGAAGAACAAGGAAAACAAATTGAAAAGGCTCTTCCTTGTCGAGAAGAAGTCCATCCATTCAATCGCCCGCATGCTTGGCGGTCGCGAATATGAAATCGCGGAAGCATTGGAAAGGTTTGGTTTCGTAAAAGAACCTATCAAGCTGACCCCGAAGGTTTACTCAAATCATGTTACAAAAAAGAAGGAAGACTATGTGCCCAAATGGGCGCGTGAAGATCAGCTACCCGCCGAACCAGTTCAGATTGTTACGACGCCTGTCGCAACCGAATCTTCATCTGACCCACGCATCGATGCGTTGGAACGCCTGTTAGAAAAGCGCGAATATTATTTTGCGTTGGGCCAGCTTTTCGCTGGTGAAGATACGTCGAAAATGACTATCAAGGAAAGGGTCAAGCACGATATTGATTGCGCAAAAACGCAGGAGATGTATGTGTGGTTCTCGAATAGCTATGACGTGTCGTTAAAGAAATTGGCGGCACAGGCAACCGAGGCCGGACAATGGGCGGACAACGCATAAAAGATTTGATCGAGCGCGTAGGGATAGCGATATCCCTGCGCATCTTCTTCTTCGGGTATTTCCTATTTGCCGCATGTGCTGCGGTGGTTATGCCGTTAAGCACCGCACGGGTCGTCAAGGACGAAGCAAAACAATGGAAACTGTAAAAACGCCGCTTGAAAGTTATCTTGACCGCGCCACCGAATTGATTGAAAAATTGGATAAGACTGGCAACATGGAAAACCTGTATATGGCGGACATTCTGCGCATGGGTCGAGGTGTTATGACCCAGCAGGATGCGGAGATCAGGCATTTAAAAAACGAACTCTCCGTTAAAACTGAAACAATTAAAGCAATGTTATCCAGACGCAAGGAGCCAGTATGATAACGGAAAACGACGGGAAGTTAGACATTTACGAATTTGTTGCGAGTTCAAAGCCCTACGATGCGTATGTCTATTACACGGGATTTATCGCGAAGGATCGTGAAGACAAAAGCAAGCCCGAATTGGCGAGATACGTACAACAGGTTGCTAGGGCCGCTATGGAAATGAGTGACAAGGGCAAGATATGCCTTGTGCAACGGAAGCTCCGCTTTATGCAATATGAGTACATTGCAATCAAGCGGAAGCCCCCGCAGCCGTTTCCTCATCAGAAGACATAGTCACCACGGAATACTGGGCGACCCCGAACCTTCTCACACATTTCCGGAGGGAACATGTATCCCTCCGCATCCATCGTCAGGACGGCAAACCCTTCTTGGTAACGAGTGGGCGCACCTTCGGTATATTCGAACTGTGGGCCATTTACGGGGCCAAGCATGCCCGTCTCCACGCCGTAGGTAGTACCGCGCCGATTACGATGCGCCGTGACCTGTAGGGCGTGTGTGTGAGCCGTAATCATATTAATGCCGGACTCACGGGTGTTGTTAAAAGCAGTGTGGATACCACCACGGTAGCGATGCCGGAATTCTGTTTCCCCGATGGTAACGCCAAGGCAGAACTTGATCTGCGGGAAACGATCCGACAGACCACCGACATAGTCGTCCAGTTCTGGTGCGTTAGCCGCGAGGTAGTTATCTACCCTCATGTCATGGTTCCCAACCGTCCAGTACACTTCCTTGCACTTCGGGAGCATTGTTAAATATTCTTGGAATGTTTCAATTTCCAATGATACTTTTGGAGCGGTGCTCCCATAACGTCCCGCATATTTGGAGATTCGCGCACCATCGATCATGTCACCCATCAGGACGATAACATCCGGCTTGATCAAATGAGCGACACGGCAGAATGCTTCCCACATCATTGGGGCGGGTCCATACCAAGTATGAAGATCGCCACCAGCAAGAATCGTGATTTCTTTGTTGGGGTCGTAATTTAACATGGGTGGGATGCTCCACCGCATCTTCGGTTGCAACTCTTCTGGAAGTCCATTTGGGTATTTTAATTTGGCTGCTTCCACACGTTTTACGAAAGTAATGTATGGGACTTTCGACATTCGTGCTGCCGCTGCCATATTAAATTCGGCGATTGTTAACATCTGTAAAGTGTCAAGTAACACTTCGCCGCTCAATGATTTTTTGTTCATCCTTTTAAACCTTTGCTTGACATTCTGTTCCCCTGCGGTATTATCAAGTTGTCGATGGCGATCAAGGGGACCGCCAAAACAAGGAGAACATACATGCTTGATTTAATTAAGCAATTAAAAAATGCATGCGAGTCAGCGGAAGAATTTGAACTTGCGTGTGACAATCGCGAGTTTAAAAAAGAGGAAATGGTTGAGTGGAAAGCGGCTCTTGCTCTTGAGGGTATGCATAACACTTTGACCTGTTTAACTGACAATGCGGAATATGGGGAAATAGGTTTGTATATTTCGTACAAACAATACGCCCGATTTCTTGCCGCTTATTTGATGGTGTTGAACAATGATCAGTGATTTGGATATCCTATGTGTGTACATCCCCGTGGGGATTTTAATGTGGAGTGGCGCGATCCTAGCCGTAACTGCCGCCTGTAAGATTTGCGAAGATTGGGGGAAGAACAATGGTTGATGACAATTATCAAGAGATGTTAGCTACTACAAAAAAGTATGTGCTGGATAACGATAAAGATATCACCGCCTTGTGCGATGAAATTGGCAAGGTGATCGATAACAAAAACCTTGTACTTGGAACAACTGCGTTGCAGTTAGTCTTGTCGCATCTGCTTGCGGGGTTTGACGAAGAAGATAAAATGAGTGTGATTAGGGTCACAATTCTTTTGATGTCTGCCGCTTTGAACAATGACGAAGGCAACTTCGGGTTTGTCGAAACGAAAGCTGTTCACTAATGGATGTCCTTGCGGCGGCACGTGCCAATGGGATAGATTTACGGACGAGCAAAACGGGGTCGTATAAAACCCTGTGTCCGCAATGCAGTTCCAGTCGCAAAAAATCTTCGGACCGCTGCCTGTCAGTGCGCGTTGATGAAACGGGCATTGGCTGGCGTTGCTTCAATTGCAGTTGGACAGGGGGAGAGATGAATGATAGCGGAAAAACATTTAAAATGGCTAGAGGGTCGCGGTCTGACAGCGACAACAGCCGAACGTATGGGGTGCTACAGCGGGAGGCGCGAAGCCGATGGTTCAGTCCATCAAGATGAGACTGGGGAGATATTTGTCTTCCCTTTTATTCGCGGCGGTGTAGAAGTTGGCGCGAAATACAGGGGCGCACAAAAATCATTCTGGCAAAAGAAGGATGGGCGTAAGCAGTTCTTCAATGCGGACATTTTGGACGAGCCGATGCTGCATGATGGTCGTGCGGCCCTCGTCATAACTGAGGGTGAAGTCGATGCTATTTCTGTTGCCTACTCCGGTCATCCTTTTGTTGTTTCCGTTCCTGATGGTGCTCCTCCCCCTAGGGATCGTGATGGAAAGCTCATTCGCGTTGCTGAAAGCGATCCCATCAACGTTGATCAAGACGTCAAATACGGTTTCATCCTTAATGACTGGGATAGCCTTTCCAAAATCCCGCGTATCATAATTGCGGTTGACAATGATGAAGCTGGTCAACGCCTTGCGGAAGAGCTTGTACGAAGGCTTGATCGTGTTCGCTGTTCGTTTGTGGTATATCCGGACGGTTGTAAGGACTTTAATGATGTCCTTGTTAAACATGGTTCGGAAACTGTTCTGGATATTTTAGATAACTCGAAGCCATATCCCATAGATGGTCTGTTCAAGGAGCAGGACTTCCCACCCGCAGAACCGATAAAAACCTACTCTACAGGTTGGGCTTTAGTAGACGGGTACCTGACCCCCCATCTGGGCGCGTTCATGGTTGTGGGCGGCTTTCCGGGGCATGGGAAGAGTACTTGGACCATGCAGTTGGTCGCGAACCTTGCGAAGATGCACAAATGGCCTATCGCTGTCGCATCATTCGAAATGCAAATCTCCCCCTATGTCACGCATGCCATTATGGGTGCGGCTATCGGGGGAAAGTTTGCGGATGCGTCAAGTGCGCTAAAAGAAAAGGCAACCGTCTTTATCAACAAGTATTTCACGTTCATCGCACCAAATCGTGCTAACGTGGATATCGAACATGATATTGATTGGCTATTGGATAAGATGCAGACGGCAGTAATCCGCGAAGGGGTCAAGTGCGTACTGATCGACCCTTGGAATGAAATCGAACACCGTAAAAAGGCAGACGAAAGCCAAACAGAATATATTGGACGCGCCATCAAAAAGCTAAAATCGTTTGCTATGCAATATAATGTGCTGGTGATCGTAGTGGTCCACCCAACCAAGGCATCCAGCCAAATGGATAGCGAAGAGTTAAGTTTGTACAGTCTCGCGGATAGCTCCCATTGGGCCAACAAGGCTGATCTTGGGGTGATCGTTGGGCGTATCGGTGATCCGGAATACGATACGTCAACTGGTATTTACATTAAGAAGATTCGGTATCAACCGGATGCGGGAAAGATTGGGTACACGGTGTTGAATTTTGATACCAGAAACCGATTGTTCCGTTAAACCGTTGCGCTATACTACTTCCTATTCGTCCCGCCGTTTTTGCTCCTTTTGCGGCGGTTGATGAAGGGGGAGGGCTTTCCCCCTGTTTTGGCCCTCCCCCAACCATCATGCAGCAATCATTTCGCCATCGTTATCAATTTCGTATGCATCCGAAACTTCCGTATCGAATTCATCGATCACGTTTGTATTGGCGGCTACAGGAAAGTCACGAACGAATTCTAATTCCGCAATTTCGATAGCGGATTCGATGCTGTCCGCTACAATTTCGTATTCTCGAATTAGAGGCGCAGTAATAGATACGATGTATTTAGCCATGTTGGCTCTCCTGTGGTTGTGAACAGGAGAACCATATCATTTGCGGGTGACAAACTGGCGAACAATTCCGTTCAATTTTTGGTTGGCTCGTCCCGTGCAGCAAGCATAGCATCCGCAATTTCGTATGACCAAACCGCAAATTTGTCGAAATCTTCAATTCCAAAATAGGTTGCAGAACGAGTAATTATCCCCGTTAACGCCGACATTGCAAACTGATCTCGTAATGTTGGGCGTTCTTGCAATTCGGATTTCAAATAAACGTTTTCAATTTCCAAATCATTGATTCGGGTTTTTGCCATTTTATACATTATTCATCTCCTATTTTTTTGTAGTTAAACATAAGAATGTCAGCTAATCTGGTTTCACGGCAAATGCATAATTTGCGGGGACCGAACCAAACCTTGTGCTTCACGCTCACCCGTTGCTGACGCGGCTGTGTTGGAGGTTTACCCCGCGAAACTTTAAATTTCGTATATTGTAGAATGTGATTTTGACGTTATCATTTTAAGAGTTGCCCTTAGCCTATCGTTTCGCAACCGCAACTCTTCAATCATTTCGGCGGCTTTGGCCTTTAATTCTTCGTCCTCTTCAGATTTTTTCCGCAACCGTTCAATCTCGTCAGCGGCAACATGGTTCATAGTAGGTTCAACAATCACAGACCTTTCTTCGGGCCACCCATATATTGGTCGATAACGGCGCAACCGTTCAACAATGTCCATTACTCGCCCTCCAATGCCTTAATTGCCAAATCAACACACGAAATTAATGTTACCCAAAGAACACCTTCTTCTGGCGTGGATGGGGTTGGAAGCCGTTCGTTATTAACCGCCGCAATCTTACACAATGTTTCTCGCAGCTCTAACCTTTGCTGGCGCAAATTAACGACATGCTCATCTAACGTGTTCACACGTTGGTGCAACCGTTCAATTTCTTGTGCCGCAATTTCAGCAACTGGACTGATTCCTCCGTCCATCAAAAACACTTCATAACTTCGCAACCGTTCAACAATGTCTTCCATCACTCACTCCTGAATTTTGATGTCATGATCCAGATCAACACGTTCAGAATAATATCCGTTTGATGTCCCGAACCAGCGCACATCTACATATCCCTTGCGTGTTGCGAATTTGTAGAACGTGTAGGTGTAACTCCCGTAGTCATAATCATAATCAGCGTCGTCTTTGACAGCAGGGGGAGGCGTAACACCACTGACATCTTCTGCGATTAGCAAAGGTTCGCCGATAAGGTCGTTTAAATCCCCGCTAATGTCTTCAATAATTACGTTTTCACAGCAAGATTGAACATGGTAAAAGGTAAATTTTTCTTCACCATTTTCAAAAATCATTTCATCTTCTGTTGCCGTAACAATGGTAAATGTTTTGCCAATCATATTTTCAATTTTACCGTCTGGCTCCCAGTTCATCACTCATCTCCTGTTTCTTTGGCAAGAGCGGCTTCGGCTTCATAAATAGCGCGTGTTCTTCCACATGTGCATTTTAACCCGCCGTCACAACGCCCAACATGGCCCGTCCAACGAACAACCCAAATATGTACTGTCTTTAACGCGTCCACCAACTCTGCGTTTTGCTGGCGTAATTGTTCAATCTTGGCATCTTTTTCTCTTAATTCTTTTGCCGCATTTTCCATCAAACCAACAATATCAACATATTCACTACCGTTTCCGCCGCTGGCAGCAATCTCAAGCATGTCAGCGGTTGTGACAATAAAAGGCTCGTCAGCCATCTCTTCTAAAACGTTCATCACTTCTCTCCTTCTGTTGCTTTAGCGATGGCGTCGGCGGCTCCATTAAGAGCGTGGGTCTTCCCGCACGTGCAGTTCTCGTCACCGCCACAATCAAAAAATGGGTCACACCCAAAATGTCCAGTAGAACGGATACTCCAAATGTGTAGTGTCTTCAACGCTTCCAACAATTCTTCATTTTGCTGGCGCAAGCGTTTATTTTTTGCTCCCAGTTCTATCACCGCACATGCCAAATCCTCTTGGGCTTCTTTTGATAATTTTTCCATCACTCACCTCCCTTTGCTTCTGCTTCTGCTTTTTCTGCCGCCATCCATTCTGCAAACGCTTCTGCTAATACTTCTGCTCCGGCTTCTGCTACTGCTACCCATTCGGCTCTTGCTGTTTCTGCTGCCTCCCATGCTGTTTTTGATTTTGCTTCTTCTTCTGCTTTTGTGGCAAAATACACCGACTGTGCTTTTTGCGAACGTGTTAGTAGTTCCATCACACACTCCTTTGCGCTTCCCACAGCGCGTCATAAGTTTTTTCGGATAGCCTTTGCAGGGCAGCTTCAAGTTTCCGCATGTCCCGTATTGTTTCTTTCAGCCGCTGTTCCAGTCGCTTGTTTCGCTCCTGCAACTGTTTGTTTTTTTCTTTTAATCGTTCAACAGTGTTCATCACTCACCTCCTGTTGCTTCGCCATGAAGTGCAGGAACACGAAACCACGCCCATGCGCTTGTTGCCATCCACATCCTGCCAAACTTGTCTTGATAATAATAAATGTGTTTGCCATACAATGAGAACCTATACTCTTGCCTAACCATAGGTCTGCCGCCCGTCATGTGGGCCAGCACCCGTTCAACAATGTCCATCACTCATCTCCCTTTGCTTTGGCGGGTTGCTCGTCCTCATACAGTTTGACGGCCTGATCAAACGCTTCCATAAACTCGTTGCCTCTGTTCTGGCGCATGTGCCAGATCGTCAACATGTATTTGGCGTCTCGCTTGGCGTTCTTCCGCAACCGTTCAATCTCGTCAGCGGCTTCCTTGCCAGCCGCCATCCAGCACTTCTGGCGGTCACCACCAAGTTCTTCCCACGTTGGTAGCGGTTTGCCGTCATAGGTTACACCACCAGCCGCCTCGCAGTATGCGGCCCACATTCTCTTTACAGTATCCATCACTCTTATCCTGTTGTTTTAGCCATGTCGCAAGTAATGCGCCCGCCCCCGCTGACATTCGCGTGTTTAAGCCGCCACCCATTGCCGTATCGTTCAAAGTGTCCTGTGCCGACTTTCACCAATCGCCCGCACTGATAGCAGCGGCCTTCCCATTTGTTGCGAGCCATCACTTCTCTCCTCCTGTTGCTTTGGCGATGGCGAGTTTTGCGGCATCCATTTCATAAGGGTTATCAGGCCAATGTGAAACGGACCATAAATCCGTTAACGCTTTCAACAATTCTGCATTTTGCTGGCGCAACCGTTCAATTTCGTCAGCGGCAATGCCCATAGGGGTCAAACTTGCATTTCTTATACGTTCAACAATGTCCATCACTCACCTCCTGTTGTTTCGATTCCCAATGACTTAGCAATAATTTTTGCTTTTACTTCTGGTGACTTTTGACGAGAAATTTTA